TTATTCGCTGCCTTGTAACGGTCATCCCCATCATTTTCACTGGGACGCTCACCATAACAATTTACACCAAACCGTAATTCAGGGTTATCAAAATATCCTCCATTAATTCCTGGAATACCACACGCCCCGCGCTGATCTTCTGGTCCCGTCTGTAATTTATCATATGTTTCCTGCTGTGTCGGATACACAGCAGTTTGTCCCTTAATCCATCCATAATTACACCAATCTGCACCCTTATCATATGCTTCTTTTACTTGGTCATATGTAGCTAGTTCTGCACCAAATGCTTTACATAGGGGCTCTGCATCTGAATAGGTATATTTGTCCTGTGCAATGTTAAATACCGACTTCTTTTTTGGGAGAAGTTTTTCTATAATATTCTCTTCCTCCGTGGGCGGAACTGGTGCACTTGGAACATCAGGTTCAGATGATCCAAACAGATTCTTACATGCTGCCCATGCATTTGACAATCCTAATGCAATCTGGTCACGAAAATAGATAAGAAGCGTTAATAACAAAATAAAAAATCCTAATAATACAACAATAAAGATGTAACTTTCAGCAGATTCGCTATTGTTAACAGCATCATTGATAGAATCATTTATCGGTTTTACTGCACCATTCATTACGGATGTAGGTAATACATTAGAAAGGGTATTGTTAACATTGCCCATAGATGCTTGTAAAAATGAACTTGTATTGACAGGCTGATTGGGCTGATTGAAAGGACGATTGTTAGGACGATTGTTAGGACGATTGACAGAGGGCTTATTGATTACACTCATTCTATTATATGAAACTATTGATTATGATACTAAAAAATTGTAGTATCATAACAAATAAAATAACAACATCCTAACTTAGACACCATCATCTACCGTACGATTTCCTCCACGTGTATTAATGTATTTTCTTTGTTCAGGTGTGGTGCATACACATCCCATATCAGATGCATACGTGGAAGAACAGCACTCTGGTTTGGCTTGGTTGTTTTTAAAGATAAAGAGACTATCAGGACCGGGCTTGAACTTTGGACCTAATAGTGGCTCATTAGGGTCCGTGTCACGCCAGCTGCTTATTCCATTAGATGGCACAATACGAAGATTATCAAATGGTCCAATGGGATCACCCTTTGACTTACCAATGTTAGATGGTCCAGCATTTTCAAGGAAATAACTCGTAAATCCCTCATCCATACCATACTGATGAGAATATACCATCATTAAATTGGCAATTAACAACAATATTAATCCGGTGATTAGAAACCCTGTTTTCATTCTACTGAATACATATTAGATATTCTTATGACGACAAGTGGTAGGATTTATGAACCGGAGAGTCGGGCAGCTACAAATGAATAGGTTTCATGAATGGACTGATATCCTACTTCCGTAAAATCTCGCACTATCACTTCTTTCTGTAACACCTCATCCCAAATGATAAACTCACCATTGTCAGTAATCAATGTCATTCCTTGTATTGTGTCCTCGCCATATGATATGCTATCTCCTTTCATCCACACACCATCTCTCTCCTCATATAATTCAGTATGCCATGTATTGATGCCACTGTATTTATCACCGTACTGAACATTCTCTACCTCCGCATGAATGATACCTCGCACTCCTTGTTCCTTTCCATTTCTATCAAGGACCGTACCCCCTGGAAAGGAGATCTCGGATAAACGCACCCACCCCTTCGCCGTCTTCACCTTCATATCCTTTCCCATCACCGCTACATCACACTCCTGTTTCACATCTTTTTTCCATTGGTCATAATGTTCATATTTATTTAACATGCATAATACCATATAATTCCATATGTATTGCCCCTTCTTATCCTCATTACTAATCTCCTCCCAATCACGATATAATGTTGTTGCTGTAATACCGCACACTGGAATGATGTTTGATGTTGTATTAAAACAATAGACAATCGCAGATTTCTTATCCGATGGAACTGCACGCTCATCACTAGATACTGCCTTCCATACCTTATCTGTTCCTTGTACTAAGTGAGATTCTGATACATAAACTCCATCTAGATTATAAAGTTCAACATGTGTACCATCCATTTGAATGATAGCAGTGACATTTCCATATTCTCCTAGTTTATCTCCTACTTTGATATCTTGGACACGTACACGTTTCTCCTTTCCATCTACCTTTACAGGAATTTCTGTATCTTCTGAAAAACAAAAACCTTTACGCTGACCTTCTGCTTCACTTGCAATGGTACCAGAAATCACTCCTGAAAAGATAAGTACTCCTGTAATAATCGTAGTCAATGTTGCTAAAATAATAGGCATCACAGGAAAGAGTACAAAAAAAAGAATGATGATAATAATTAACATGATTCCGCAAATAACCATCACCACACGAATGACATAGAGAATAAAATTAATAATTCCACGAAATATACTTAATCCTGAAAATATCATGGAGGTTACTATTCCATTGATACGATCGATTGCCATTTTAAAATATTGTAACATCCGATTCATTTCAAAGACAGATGCTGTAAATTTCTTGAAATAAGAAGAAATGTATTTTGTAAATGCCTCATGCATATTATGAGCAATATTTCTCACCATATTAACTGCATTTGCTGCACTCATCGAGGCATCTACTTGTTTTCCAAGTAGAGTAGCAATCGGAGCTGAAAATAAATTAATAAAGCGGTCCACAAATGTTTTCATACAAAAATTAAAATTATCGCTCGCAAATGCACTTTTTGTTCGTGTATCGGTATCTGGTTTGAAAAAAAAAGAGGCGGTCATAATCGGTAAATCACAACGACGATTTTCCCAATCATTCATCACAGTGGAGCGCTCCAGATTTGCAATGGTAAACCCTAATGCGATTAATAGTCCCAATGTAATAAGCATGAAAGGCCATTTTGCTTCCATCTTCTTTTAGAAATAGAGAGATTAGTCATTGCCAAAAATTCATAGCGTGGATGTGGATAAGAGATGCTGTGTGTAATATTGTTCTGCATCCGGAGAACATAATTCCATATAATCTCTTACAATGGTACCATCTTCTAATTCAATTTGTGAATGCGGAACCACCACAAAGGACACCCATTCACATGGCTCCGTTGTCCACACATAATCTTCACCACAACGATTCCATTGATTCGCCTCCTTCTTCCAATATAATGTAGCGGGTGTTACTTGAACACCATTTGGCAACTGACACACTTCTGTCACTTGTCTCCTAATCAAACCCACTACTTCACATCCAGTTGATAACGTATCACCAATTTTAATATCCTTCGCTTCCACTAATCCTGATGCTGTCTTTATCTTACTATGTTCCTCTATTGCAAAACAACTATCTTCATAAGTATAATCCTTATTCTTCGGCTTTTTCCATCCATTTAGACGACTATCAATAAAATTCAATGTGTCTTTGTCTCCTTCAGACGTCTCATCATAATCCATAAAGGTAAGATATTCCACTGGAATCTTATGATCTGATGTATTCACACAATACAATACATCATCTGAATTCCATGGACCTAATTGGATGGCATGAGGATGCTCTCCTGCCATAATAGGATGACCCTCATGCATTACATAATGATTCGTACTTACCTTCACACGACCCAGTTGCACCATTTCTTGCCCTCTCGAATAAAATTGGAAGGTAGCTGTCACTACAGACTTCCCTGGAAGAAGCACATCCCCTATCTTCACATCCTTAATCGGCATTCTTCCCCTCCCCTGAACAATTAATTCTGTTTCTCCTGGAAAACAAAATGTATCCAGAAAAGAAAAGAGAAAGGTATTTGTAAACGATGTTACACCTGTAATACCCGATAAACCCATATACATCACCGAAAAGAGCGTAGCATACATGCGACCAAATAGATTTTTTATGCTAATACCACTCACCCGTAATTGAAAGAAGAAATTGGAAATACGATCCGTAAATTCTTGAAAAATAACGTTGATTCCACCACCCATTGTAGCAATGGTATTTCGTAATGCATTAATCGAGTTAAAAATAGTCTGAAGCATTGTTGTAAATTGCCCAAAAATAGTTCCAATGGATCCAAGAAAAGGCATTGAAAAATTACTAAAAATGTTCTGTAAACAAAACTCAAAGTTTTCCTTTGTATTATAACCAAATAGTCCCGCAAATGGCATCATTAATGGACTACAACGATAACTTGCCCAATCATTTCCTATATCCTTTATTTGTGAAGCCGCAGATAGTCCTGTTACTGCAACAATTCCGATAATAATGAGTATTATCATAAATAATACTGCATTTGAAAAGGACCATAATTGATATGGTTCAGGCGTGCCGACTGATGTAGCTGGATCCATCTTCCTACTGACCACTAACAACCAAGTATAGGCGATATTTCCTATTTATTTCACAGACACCCTCTTTCAGAATCCTCTCGATAGATAGTAATCCTACCTAATGGAGATGATGCACTTATTTCTTTTTAGGATAATGTTGTTCTACCCAATGATAATCTCTAGCGAAGATTTTACTTGCATCGGGAGCATGTTTAGCTGATAATTTAGCAGCCAGTACTAATGTTGCACGAACCGAATCTACCCCGTATGCAGCAACTGCCTTCACCAATGCCTTCTCTCGTCTTAAATCAGATAAACGATATTGATAACCATGTCGAATTAATTCACCCTTCCGGAGTTTTTTACTATGTTTTACTGTGGAATTATGTATTTTAATACATTTTGCTGAAACAGTAATATCTCCTGCTTTAGGATGTACCGTATATAATTTTCCCTTACGACGAACCGTATAGCCTAATTGTTTAATACTAGAACGAAATTTACGCGTATAGCCTTTACGTTTACGATATCCAGTGGGACATTCTATGTTATTTGTACCCATTCTTCTATTATATTCCACTATAATTTTGTAAGAGTTTGGATTGAGTTTTTATTAGACCGGTTTTTATCGGATTGGTTTTCATTGATTTGGTTTTCATTGATTTGGTTTTCATTGATTTGGTTTTCATCTGTTTGTAAAAATGGGTGGATACGAAAATGTATGTCAAAATAGTCAGGATAAGGTATCGTATCTACATATTCATTTGTATGAAAGAAATTAGAAATATAGTGAAGCAATTCACTAATCTTTGGTTTTACATCCACTGGAAAGTCCATTATTTTCTTCTGTAATTCTTCCTCTGACAGCGTCCTTATCTGAACTATCTTGCAGAGCTTATTTAGATTTATCAAATGCATACGATAATTATCCACTAAAGCAATGTTTTGCGCATCTTTTGATTTTAAGTCAGGCTTAAAAATAATATTATTATATAACTGATGCTTCACCTCCATCACTAGATCATTACATTCTTCAGAAATGGGCTCTAATGGCATCTCATTATAATCATCCTCATCCTCATCCTCGTCCTCTTCCTCTTGCCAAATTTCACTAGATGCCATCTTTCCTAGTAGATAGTTAGGCTATTTAGCAATCACTCCATACACGATACATAATACTCCTATCACCATGATCATAGAGGAAGAAGAAGAACAAAACCCTTCTATTTCTGGATGAATCGTAATTACTCCATCTGTTTGAACTTTAGGATCATATTTGCTACTTGCAACTCCTTGTACGTTAGTTGATACCACATCAACAAGTATATTGTTAAATTGTGCCGCTCCGGAACCATGCATGGGTAGCGCTGGCACCTGTGTCACTTCTGGTGATGCAGTCATTCTCTATTGGTGCGTGTGAGTATAAAAAGGTTTTTCTGTAGTCTGTTAGTATGTCTAGACAGTTACCGCCCGTTCACCGTCAATCCATTGCAGAAGCAACAGAAGAAGCCGAATCTCGAACTCTCGATTATCATCCTGCCGAACGTGCCACATACATTCGTACTATGCTTCGTGATATTGCCCTTTGGATGAGTAAAGGTGAAACCAAAGAAACAATTACTGAGAGGGTCCCTGAATTTGTTGAGATCTATCCAGAACTCTTCAAGAAAATTATTACCCGTCAAGATCTCGCCCCCATTCAAACCATGCTCAACATGCTTGATAAAATGGGTCAGGGACAACTCTCACAACACCAAGCGTCTATTCAGGTAGGTCAGAAACTTGTGGATCGCTATGTGACTCCTCAATTGAACGGTGCCTCTGAACGTAAATAGGTACATTAAATCGTATACACCAATCATAACTTGTCTTCTCATTTCTTCTCAAATAAGACTGTATCACCTCTTCATCTTTTTGCTCAATCATCTGAAATACTTTTTCAAGATACCCCGTCTGTAACTTGAACGAGCGTTCTCGTAGCCCATTCATAATCTCCTTAAATTCATTAGAATAATCCGCCTGAAAGAGTGATTCCAACGGTTGCTGATTATGTATCATACTACACCATAATCGCATCACATCCATTTCTTTATCCGAACATCCTGTAAATCCCTTCCCAATAAAATAGTGCTCAGGATTACACGGACGACTCATTCCTGGCTTATACATGGACCATTCTTGAAAATGACACGACAGAAAATACAGAAGATCCATCGTGGATTTGTGATAAAAATCAAATAGCTTCAAAATGAAAATACCTCCCTTCTTCAATACTTCCAATCCAATCTTAGTAGACGCCAACAACAATGGAAATATCATTTGCTCTTGCTTCATGTAATCATATGAAAAATCAAATCCACCATCCGCCGTAAAAATGTGCATTTTTCCTCCACCATCTGATTGAATCGCATGGTCAATAAAATGCTGCTGATTCTCTGGCTTCATAATATCACCCGTCTCATCCTCTCCAAATAAAATATGAATATTCTTATTTTTCTGTAAAAAATGTGCAGCTCGCTTCCATCCAGGAATATTACTCTGCTTTGACTTCAACGTCATCGCCATACTCGTCTGAATTTTTCTCTTCTTCTTCGACGCCTCATCAAATAATGCCTCAATAAATCCACCTGGACCCTCACATACATGCGCTGTGCGAATAGGCTCCTCTGGAAAGCGCTGAAAAAAATCAAGCAAATCCAACATCTCAATCATCTTAAAATAGGAGCGCGATAGAGGCTTCAAAAAACAAATCGAATCTGGGAAATTCTCATACTTTCTCTGCGTATACACCAGCTCATATGGATTGACGATTTTCTTATAATACTCCCAGTTTTTACCATTTGTCAATTGCTGCTCATAATCATAGATACGATTACGATAATTATGCAGTTGAGACTCTTCCATTGTGCACTCATGTTGAATCGTATTGGACTCTAATTCAAACTCTTCTGATGTAATTGTTTGTCCATATAATAGAATACACTGCCAAGGTTTTGATTCCTCCTTCCGTGTGATTGAAGCCATACCTTATGTACTTGCCATTATCTTTATATAGTATGAAAATAATGAAAAATAGAATATCTTTCATTTGTTTTGTATCTTATCTACCAATTTATGCAATCACCAATTCAATGTCCTCTTCTTCCATCACGGACATGATACTCGGCATCACCATATTCATCTTAAACTGCGTACTGGAGCATGGGTCCATTTGCCCGTCCGATTCTTCCATACGACTCAAATCCCCTTCTTCTTCTCTCTCTAGCCTCTTCTCGATATCAATCGACTTCAGAAGCTCAGGAAGCATCATATCGTCCAATAGAATCTGCGAAAAGGCAGTTCCTCCACGAATCGGCTGACCCATCATAATGTTCGCCGATACACCCGTTACAGGGTCCACCTCCCCAAAGAGCGCCGCCTTCAACAGAATCTTCTCTGTTTCCTCAAAGGACGCCTTTGCCAACGTACCAATGTCATTCTTGTTAATACCATATCGATCAATTGACATCAACTTGCCACAACGCGTCATGACATCGCATAGTAAACACAAGTGACGATAATTCACACCCACCGACTCAAATAGTCCACTGATTTCATTAAATAGTACTGCACGAGTCGCCTCAATACCTAACACCTCATAGACATCCCACACATTTGTCGAATATAACTTCGTACCATCTACCACAGGATGATTCATTACCTTAATGAAGTTGGATCCATCTGTATCTAGTACATACTGTTCAAACGTCTCATACCTGCCTCCCACATCCTCTACATATTGCTTGTCATTGCGAAAGGTAACGGCTTTAATACCTGGAACGCCACGAATCACAATGCTATTCAACAGCTTGTTCTGAAACTTCTTTAGATTCGTAAAATCGTCCAACTGTGACGCGGTGTCCTTATCACGCTTCTGAGCATCAGGCAGACGGATACGCATCACCAACTTGTCCGAATTATAATCACTATAGACCACATTGATTTCACCGTTGAATTGATTCTTAATCACCGTTACCACCTCCTGCATCGAGATGTTGCGATTAAACATTTCCTCTCGATTCAATTCCATACGCAGCATCCACTTTGAGAATATCTCCTCTTGCTTCTCCTGTGCCATAAACTCCTCCTCAAACAATGCATAAAACCGCATCAACTCCTTATCTTCCTCCACCACCGTGCTCTCATCCTTCTCATCCCAATAAATCGCCACCTTGTTCGTAATGTTGCGTAAGACCGTCAACTCGAGCTCTTGGACGACTTCACGCGCCTTGTCCTTATTATTACGATACTCAGGCTTCAGATAAATCGTGAGCGAAGACGCCTTCGGATTCTGCGTCACCTTCAATAATTCTCTCAGACGTGGCACACCTCGCGTCACTGCTGACTTCGAGGCTACACCTGCCTGGTGAAAGGTATTTAGTGTATTATGTACCAATACATTACAGTCTACCATGAAACTGTCGTTTCCAGGAACCGTGAAGTCATATACATACTCCTTCGGATCTTCATGATAGATCAGCTCTGTAATCTCATCCCACAACACATCCGCCGCCAATGCTGATGTCAGGAGGCTCATGTTCGTCTGCACCTTCACACGATCATACTTCTCCACATTCTCGTCCAGTTCCTTGCATTTCGCCTCGAATTCCTCCACATATTTCGTCAACGTCTGACGACCAATGGATTCCTTCTTTGCCCAGCGACCATATGTACGACTCTGTCCTGGCATCTTCAACAGTTTTCCTGTCTCTGCAATCGTTGGTCCCAGCTCAGGAATCTTGTCAATCATCTCCTGCTCCGAATGAACATCCTGGCGCTCATTGTATTCAATGATCTTGTCGAGTGCCTCCGCCTTCTCAGGCAACTGGAATCCGACTTGTTCCTTGTATGTTTTTGCGAACTTTCGAGGAATAACCAGTGTATGCTGAATCTTGTCCTTGATGCGCACACTTTTTTCTTGTGACATAACACCAAACATGCCCACATAGCCCAAAAGCGCTGTGAATTGCTGGATGAGCGTTTCCGAACGACTGCTCGCACGAATCAGCTGACGCTCCACACTGACATTGCCATCTCCATCAAAGAATCCACCAATGACGCCTGCAATAAACTCCTTGTTTGCGTGGAAGACTGTGGCGCCAATCTGCTTCTCATAGGAACCAGTGTTGAAAGTTTCCATCAGGAAGTCCTTGAGGTCTTTGGAATAGAGGTTATTGTTTTTAGAAGGTCCATATTCACATTGACGATGAACTGCATTAAATCGCATATCATATTGCTCCGCAAACGCCCGAAGTTTCACCTCCACCATTGGATTCACTTTGCTGATGCCGATGATATTTCCGCTGAAGAATCCATCTGCTACATACATGCCGCACACCCATCCAAACTCCTTATTCATCATGAAGGTTGTATTCCCTTTTGTCATAGACATAATAGGTTGAGGCACTTCAGGAACCACCTTTGCGATAGGAATTCGCATTCCCACCTTCAGCTCCGAACCAAGCACTGGTACAATTCCAGTAGGAGAACGCTTCAAGAAGGAATGAGTCAATGTTGCAGTCGTCTTACGTCCTGTGCGCGTCATGACCTCTACAAGACCACCATTCGCTGGATGACGACTGATTTCACTGATACGCTTCCACGATGTCTTCTCATCTTCACTCACGCCGACAATGTAGTAATTCTCTTCCAATGGTAGAATGACGCTATTTACACCATGATGGATGAGTTTTTCTTTGTTTTCCTCCAAAATGGAATCGCAGATTTCTCCAATTGTCCCGTAATATTTCAATCCGTTGTCACTTTGTAATACAATTAACGAGTCTTTTACACTCGACATCTGAGTAGCAGGTTCGCCAATCGACTGCGCCGCCACAATACCCACCTGCTCTCCTGGCTGCACCCATGACTTCATATGCGTCGCCACAATGATTTCCATCAGCATCTCAAACGCATCCTTTGTAAAACGCTCCTTCACAATCAACTTATGCGGCGCCAGATGAAAGCGAAGCAATGCACACCAAATCTTATGATATCCATGCGTGCGTCCAATGATCTTCTTGATTCCGTTCAATACCATGGCAGGCGTCAAATCTGTCTTAGGCAAATCTTCATCTTCCTTCCTAACAGCTGGCAACAATGCAAATCGCGTCTTAATATTCAACACCCATCTCGCCAGATTTACGGGTGCAAAGACGCTACCTGAATCAAGTGTCTTCTTCTGAAAGACACCCTCCACCATCATGCGCTGGTCAAAGATAAGCTCCTGGATATATTCGGCAATGAGCTCCTCGTCATTCTCGCGCACCGCTCCATCCTTAAAGACATTCGACCAGTCCACATCCACCATGCCAAACTGTATACGAATCTCCTCTTGGGACAACTTACCAATCGGCAAACTCTGCGTTTCAATCTTTGTCGGATTAATACCATCCTCGCCATAATGATACTGAACAATATTGTTGTTCGCATCACGCACCGTGCCATCATGCTGCACTGTCAAATCCTCCATTGACTTGATGAGCTGACGCTGAATATATCCTGTATCGGCAGTATCACGACAGTTTATTCCATTTGCAATAGCGAAATTGAGCGTGGACGGCACGGTCACATCATACATCTTGGGATAGAGCTCCGTGCTGACTTCAGTGATCGCTATAATAGTATCCAGCACAATGTCATTGTGGTGCTCATAATGAACGTGCGAGGCAGAGGTAGTTATTTCCATGAGTTTCTCTTGTTTTTCCGTATGGATCAAAGAGCACACATTCTTCAGATGATTCGCCCACAAGGAACGGATATGTAGTCGATAGGTTGGTAGAATATGCTTCGTACCAATATTATTTGTACATGTATTCATTTTTGATTGATAAGCAAATACACCTAGACGGCTACATAACATTGCGATTCCATCAAGCATTCTATGCGATACAGAAGTAATCTCAATACTATTTTTTGATACATACCCGTCGCCCGAGATGTACCCATTCAGAAGACCCTTCACAAACTCCAACGGCGCAGTGAATGCAATGTCTGGCACATGTTTATGCTCAGAACCATGTCCCACGAACGCTGTGAGGAACTGTGCGACAAGACGAGAGAATCCACGCACCTCTGTTGAAGTCCCATTTGACACAGTATCATTGACCGTTGGAAGAGTCATGTCACGAGAACTCTCTTTGAACTTCATTCCCATTTTCGTAAACCAGTTCTTGACAAAGGTACGCACACTTTCATCATTCTTTGTAATTTGTACATATCCAGAGGGGATGTCTGCATTCCCATCTGCTAAGAACAATCCGATGAAAATTCCATTCTCCTCATTGAGCTCAAATCGTTCAGGAATCTGGACATCCGTACGTTCTGCATGATAGGCATAGATTGATCCTGGTTGAATATGTTCCACCTTCGAACGTCCGCTCAGCACACGCTGAAATCGCGCCTTGGATGGATAGGGTAGAGTAAAGGTTGTTCCATTTGATTTCTCCCACCATCCGCGAGGAATGTGGAACTTGTCACCTTGAGCCATCGCCATCGTATCCTTCGCAATATGAAAGTCTGTTCCATGAACATATTCTGTTTTTGGGAAGAACTCTGACATATTCATATGAGTGACAGTCATCGGCGCAGATGGAAAATTCATGGTGACTGGTACGCAATCTCCAACATTGACGTCTTTCGTATATACTTCTTTCAGTCTTTGAAGATGATCATCCCAAATCAATAATGACTTTCCAGCCGTCACGATCACATCCTTGCCTCCCTTCGTCGTAATCTTATACAGAACATCACCAGGGTCATGGCGAGTAATCGCCGTCATCTTGCCCCATGACATCTTTCCATCCATATCCGTCGTAGGAATATAGACCTCGTTCGTCAGATTCAATAGCTCCATGTTTGCTTCCTCATAATGCTCCACCTCTGCAGCTCTCGCATCAGAGAGATGAGCATCAATCCACGGACCAATCTTTGTCCACTTCGTTGTACCATTCTCTATCATGATAATCTCCGTATCCGCCGTGACTGACTTGACGGCAGTATCAATCAAACCCTCTCGTCCTGACATCGCATGGAAGAAGAACTGCTGCGGTGTTAGTCCACGAATGAAAGAGGACTCAATAAATCCACGCGCCTCCGAACTGTCATCATACTTCTTATAATGTGGCAATGTGCGGTCCGTAAAACCATAAGGAACACGCTTTCCTTCAATCGCCGTCTGACCAAGACATGCCATCATTTGTGCCACGTTCAACGGCTCTCCTTTCGAACCCGAACGAACCATCGCTAACAAACGGTTCTCTAAAGAAAGAGACTGCTGACCTGTGGCTCCTGCATCCGATGTCGCCTGGTTCAGAATACCGAAGATTTGGTCCTCAAACTCCTGCTGATTGGTTTTTCCAGTATTATTGTCAAATAAGTCCATATGAACTTGAAGAATCACTTGCTCTACCTGCTTCTTCTTTTCCTGAATCTTCGCATCAATCGCCATCTTTGTCTCCTCATCGGCAATCAAATCACTAATACCGACACTAAATCCATTCAGAACAAGGAAGTTCTCCACCGTATTCTGCAGAGCATCCAATAGACCCACAGTGTCCTTTGATCCGCAATCATTATACGCCACATGAATGATTCCCTTTGACGGCTTCATATAAATGTCACCGTCCACGACACCCTGTTGAATGTCTCCCTCCACAATCTTCACATAATTGTCTGATGACGAGTTCTCCTTCTCTGAATCATACGATTTGTTTCCCATTTCAATGTTCACAGGCGGCATGAGTGCACCGAGTACCTGCTGTCCCGTCCAACGATCGCCTCGTTCTTTTGTTCCTCGTGCAATCGGCATCGTTCCATCAAATCTCTTGTTCCACATCATCAAATTCATAAATTCTCTGCGAGTGAATTCAATTCCTGGCTGGGTCAAGCGAAACGAACCCACCAGCGTATCCTGATACACACCAATCATCGGCTTGGCATGACGCGGCGTAATAATGTGGTGCGGCACCGCCGCTATTTCTTCTAATTCTACCATTGCCTCATAGCTCTGAGGCAGGTGCGCGTTCATCTCCGAACATCCCCCAAGTTTCCAAGGGGGGCGGACTATACCTTATGAGAATTCAAGGTGACTAACCTATCTTTATTCCCCGACTTCCATCTAGTCTCTGAACCTTCTCCATACCCTTTGTCATAGCGGGTTTAGGAGCTTGGCTGCGGATTGCCCAATCTCTCACGTTTTTACTATACCTCCGATTTTTCTTCGGAGCCAAAATCATCTTTCAATGAATTCTTAGTAGTGAGAGCTTTAGGGGGTTCCCGTCAATTTGAAAGTCTTGCATATATGACTCCTCATATATACTAGCAGGTTATATAAATGTATGATCTTTGCGATAAGTCCATACACTCTAGTATTTACAGCGTTTTCCTCAAATAGTGATACTAGAACTATTTAAGCGCCCCACTGTTGATGACAAGATGTCCCTTAGAATAAGGGGAGTTTATCACCGTCAAAATCAGCATTGTAGGGACGAGTCGTGAGAACGTTCATGCGAAACGTCTTGTAAGGCAGCACCTTCACACGATGACCCATCATTGACATCTTATGGAGAGTTGGCTGTCGATTGAAGAGGAGAATGTCATTGTCCAGCAAATGACGATTCACCACATCTCCCTCATACAGCACAATCTCCTTCGTCGGCACATGCTTCAACGAAATCATACGTCCATCCTTGCGTACAATCGTCTTCGCGCCTGGCCACATGTCCGCACCATTCTGAACAAGTTTGTAGAGCTTGTCCAAGTTGTAAGGCGTCACGCGCTCAGGACTCGTCAGATTCATTGCAATCTCTAGCGGTACACCAATCTCCGCCACACTCAGGTTCGGATCAGGAGTGATGACGGAACGCGCCGAGAATTCCACACGCTTGCCCTGAATGTTGTAACGGATACGTCCTTCCTTGCCACCCAGACGCTGCTGAATGGATTTGAGAGGACGTCCGCTGCGCTGCGCCGACGGCGCCACACCAGGAATTTCATTATCCACTAGCGTCGCCACATGATACTGAACAACATTGGTCATTTCGTCAATGACCGTTTTATTCGAATTATTCTCAATCTTCAGTTGAAGTGATTTGTCATTCTTGATAATGTCAAAGAGCTTGTGGGTCAAATCATCTTCCGATCTCTGATTGTTGTCTTGAACGACTGACGGACGCACCTGCGGCGGGGGAATACGAAGCACCGTGCAAATCATCCAATCAGGACGGCACCAGAAACGACTCAGACCCATAAAGTCCACATCCTCATCGGTAATACGACGGAAAAGACGATGGACATACTCCACTTCCAATGGCTGTTGCTGCTTTAACTCTTGATAGTGTGCTACGATGCGTGCAATGCCCTCTCTCGTAAACTTGTCAGGCTGCGGCGCACCGCAACCATCCTCACATTCCTGTCCACAACGCTTAATGTTGGACGAAAGCGCAAGAACCTCCTTCCAACGCGCCTCTCCCTTGCGATTCAGTAAATCCTTGTGATGATCCTTGTCAATGCGAAGTTTGGAGCAACGGATGCAAATACACTTGAGAACGTTCATGATCATCGCATGAAACTGAATATAGTAAACAGGACGAGTCAAACGATAATGTCCAAAGTGACCGGGGCAACCATGATTACTCTGACCACACGTGCGGCACACCTTTCCATTATCAAGAACACCCATGCGTGGATCAAACAGTCCTCCGATTTTTGGTTCATTTCCTTCATGCAACGTCTGTGTTGTAATTTCCACTACAGAACTGCGCTCAATTTCATCCGGCGAGAGAATACTGAACTGGACGCCAACGATGGACTCAATATCAGAAGTAGCTTGATGGAAACCGGCTGGCATTCTGTCTTGGATATAGAAACTGTTGTCTAAGTTCTTTTTAAAATTATGCTCTATCTTTTTGTATCATTATGTCATGAATCAAATTTTTAACATTTATGATATACATCATCGTATATCATAAATACTAAAAATAATTAGTACTTATGGTAAGTGTTTATGTAATATGAATAATCGCGCGCTCTTTATTATAATATAAAGAAATGCATATCTACCTATGTAGATAATATTATGAATGTTGATTTCTGTGATGTTTCCATTCATTCATTAGAAAATAAGGACATCATAGAGAAACGAATATTACATATATTGGAACATGCAAATTATATATCTGGAAAGGATAATGCCTTATTTGAAGATCAATTTGCACAGTATATTGGAAAGAAATATTGTGTAGGTGTAGCAAATGGAACAGATGCTATAGAAATTGCGATTGACTCTTTACAGCTTCCAATCGGAACAAAAATCCTTGTACAGGGAAATAGTTATATTGCTACTGCATTGGCTGTACTAAATCAACGAAATCAGTATGAGCTTGAATTAATTGATGTAGATAAAAATACAAATATGATTGATATAACTGATTTAGAAAAAAAAGCACAGAACGCCTCTCTTTTACTGATTACACATTTATTTGGATTTATGCCCAATATGGATAAAATAATGGAATTCTGTAAAGAGAACAATATATATATCATTGAAGATTGCGCACAAGCCCATGGAGCTACATGGAATCATCAAAAAGCAGGAAATTTTGGCATCCTTTCTTGTTTTAGTTTCTATCCAACGAAAAATATAGGAGCATTTGGAGATGGTGGTGCGATTTTGACAAATGAATCCCATTTATATCAATGGGTAAAAAGACGAGCAAATATGGGATCCATTACAAAAAATAATTTTGAAATCATTGGAAGAAATAGTCGGTTAGATACAATTCAAGCAGTTGTTCTTAGTGAAAAGTTACTACTATTAGATAAAAATAATCAGAAACGTAGACAAGTTGCAAAAATCTACAATATGTTATTACAAGATGTACCAGACATCAAAATCGTATCATGCGATGACCGATGTACTCCTGTCTATCATTTATATGTTATTCGTGCAAAACATAGAGATCATTTACAATCATATTTAAAAGAACATGGTATTACAACACTTGTACATTATCCAACATGTATAGGAAAAACAGAGGCATTTTCTAACTCATCTTTTATTACACCTATATGTGAGGAATTATCAAATTGTATTTTATCCTTACCAATGTATCCAAATTTAATAAATGAATCCCAAAAAATCTTATATGTCGTTCAACACATTAAAAAATTCTATGGATATGTATCGCACAATGTAGATAATGTATTTGAAATAAAAGAAACTCTTAATATAAGGGGTGTATTATACGCAATGAATCATATTGATACATTTCATGTTAACCGTATTTTTTATATTAATGAATTTCAAGAACTTGAGATCCCAGTCGAAAGAGGAAATCATTGTAACTATAATACGAATGAACTGATACTTGTCCTACATGGTAGTATTTTTATAGAATTAGAAGACGTAGCAGGAAATAAAATTAAAAAAATAATTGAACATGGTGCACAATATTATATTCCAAAAAATACATGGATTCGTTATTATATTTTAGATAAAAATACAAATATTATTGTACTGTGTGATACAACATTCGAAGAGAAAATTAGTATTACAGATTATCACATTTTTAAAGGGATGTGAAGTAACTCACGTAATTCCTTAGATGTATATCGTGGTCTTTCATATAAATCACAAATAGATACAATTCTCTTAATAAGTGATAGGTTTGTAGCTTTTTCTTTTCGTTGTATATCATAATATAAATTATCTTCTAATCCAACACGAATACCAGATGCGTATAAAATACCTGCAATATTAGATCCTAATTGGTAATTTCCAATTCCACCAATGGTATAATATGAATGTGGCGGTAATGCATGAATAATGCTAGAAAGATCTGCTGGATTATTTTGAGCAGAAAATAAATTACCTAAAATAATATTAAAATAGTAAGGGGGCTTTAATAATCCCTTTTGTATTAGATATTTAGCATAATTAACCATACCAACATCAAATACTTCTAACTCAGGCTTAACACCTTCTTCATTCATTTTTGTTAACAAATCAACAATCATTTTAGGTGAATTTACACTTTCATTTGTTACAAAATTTAAACTAGATAGGGTTAAACTACCCATATCAGGCTTTAATGGTCCTTGTAGGTTTAATACATCCGTTCGAGCTTCATATGTATTACATACTCTTCCACTAAGTGATACACAAATAATAATATCAGGACATTTTTCTCTAATTTTGGCGATAATTTCACCATATCTTACCTTATCTAATGTATTTTCAGCATGATCATCTCTAGCATGAATGTGCACAATTTGTACACCTTCTTGATAGCAATTAAATATATCCTGTGCTATTTCATCTGGATGTAAAGGAACGGCGTGATTCATTATTTTAGTTGGAATTACACCTGTCGGACAAAGATTTAAAATAATTTTGTTCATATAGTGATTAGATGGAAAAATTTATTCTTGGAAAATCGAGCAACTTTTTATCCTTTTTTTTAGATGTTCTTTATACAAATGATCCTACCGATTCATATCACATTATTCGTAATATACCAGACGATAATACCACATTACATGTACCATACGATATACCTAATATGATAATCAACGAATATGACTATTCTTATATGAATGATCATAAAAATAAAAACTGTGTACTTGGTGTATATAGTCCTACAAGTAAATATCAGGTGTATAACTTTTTTTTAGAAACATGTGGAATAAATAAAGATATGTATGTAAATACAATTGCTAAGAATGTTATTTTACCAAATGTGTATACAATTGGATATGGTTGCTTTATTAATTATAATAGTGTAATTAGTGCGTATACTATACTACATCATTTTGTTACGATTAATAGAAATGTAAGTATTGGTCATCATTGTATTCTTCATGATTTTGTAACCATTTCACCTGGTACAAATATAGCCGGTCAATGTGAAATTGGCGAACGTACATTTATTGGTGTTGGTACAACCATACTGAATCATATTAAAATCGGAAAAAATGTAATAATTGGAGCAGGATCATTAGTTACAAAAGATGTACCAGATCATACAGTATATTATGGTTCACCCGCAAAATATATTAGAGATAATTAAATACAGAGCGCTCCATACCATGATGAACAAGTATCTTAGGAATAAATAGTGATCTATATCTATTATCTTTAAAGTATGGACCTAGATGTAACCATAATTGATAATCTTCTGGATTTATTATTATTTTTGCATGCATTCACATATAATTCTACATCGAACCAACAAAATTTTCTAAAATTAATAATAGTATTTATAAATTTTTTATTTGTTACTTTATACATGCATCCAGATGAAATGCAATTGTTAGGTTCTGGATATGGACTATTATTTGTTGGAAATATTATTTCTTTTGAATCATCATCAGTATATATACCTGCATTAAAAATAAAATCTGGATAGTTATTTTCCTCTATATAAGATATACTTGTTGAAATTTTATTATTTATATATGTATCATCATCAGATGACATTAAAATATAATCATAATCGGTATTTATCACATGTTCTAATATAAATATTTTTGTACGTTGAACCGCCTGTGACCATATGATTTCTTTCGCAATCTTTTCTTTTCGTAATGCATTATTTTGATTAATATTAAAAAATGTTACTTTGTATCCATTAAAAATAGGTGTTAATTCCTCTATATTAGGATAATCATCTCCTACAACCATTATTTCTATATCTATCTTATTATTTTGTACCAATGATGAAAATGTTTTCTGAAGTGAATGAAATGTCACTCTACCATTTCGTGGATAGGTAGAAAATGAAATCAATAACTTCATATATACTATATATACTCCATGTTTTAGACTAATCACTATTTCATTTTATTTGTAGCACGACACGCTCCTTCCAATTTCTGGACTGCATCATAAACGTACAATGAACTTGAACTTCACGATATAATGTTACATTAATTTCTGATGTTTCATCTCGTGAAAGAACGACATCATCCGATATCGTCTTGTACATGGTAGAAATCATTCGTTTCCATTGCGGAAGATAGATTCTTATTTTTGTGCGATCCTCCATTCTAATTTTCTCCATAATGGTGCCTGTAAACGTAGTAGATCCTGTCTTCAGTGCGTCCAAGAAATCCATGTCTCTTTGAAATCGCTTGATGGCTTTTCCTCGACGATTCATATCATACATCGTAATCGGAACAATGTAACCATTAGGCGATTTTCGTATCAATTGCTTGAGTACTCGTTGATTCACCAAATCCGCATAACGACGAATCGGACTCGAAGCATGTGCATAGGTATCCGATGCTAATCCATAATGTACTGTATCTTGTTCTTCTGCCAAGACATATTCAGCCGCAGAGAACGCTAAGAATCGCAACTCTGGAAAATGGGCATCATATCGCTCTAATCTCTCTCTGTCAGGCGCAGAATGTCTGCGTAGAATTCCCATTCCTGCTTTTTTTAGTATTTTACCAGCCTCTGTATTATAGAATATCATCATGTGCTCAATCCATTCATGTGAATCCGTCACATTCTTTTGAGCGATATGACTGGTAATTGCTGCCAATAGTACTTTGTAGGGGGATTCTGATTCTTGAAACTCCTCATACGAATAGGAATAATTTACTCGCATTACTGTTTCCAGCCATTGAATATCATAGATCGCCATTCCATCCCAGATAAATTGTAGAGAAATTCCATACGATTGTTTTCCAGGAAGCAGCGAACACTCCTTTTCCGAATAGGCTGAAGGAAGCATGGGACGAAGAACCTTTCCTTCCTTATTATACAAGGTCTGACCAATGAGAGATGCCATGATATCAATCGCACCACCATCTTCCACAAAAGCAGCAACATCACTAATCGTAATAGTGACTCTCCAACATACCGCTGTTATTTTCTCAAATGTAAGAACATCGTCCACGTCCTTACAGCCTTCTGGATCAATGTGAAAGGTGACGCCCTGCAATTCAGTACGCGGTGTATCATTCATTTTCGGCTCATACTCATATTTCGGATATTTCCAAGGACACGCCTGCCATTGTAACGCTGCCTCCTCCGCCTCATAGTCTCCTGACACACCCAATGTTTGCTGAAGCGATCCGCGAGGAAATGTAGCCGTCCAATCCTCTAGTTGAATCAACCCAATTTTATTAAATCGCTTATCCTTCTCTGAACATCCCACAATAAAGTGCGGATATGACTTATCATAAGGAGTAAAGAGATACATAGAAATTCCACGTTTAGTAAGACCATAGGTCGAGGAACCTGTTAGTTCAATAGTGCCCACAAGTAGGGGGTGCTGATCACGTAATTCTAATTCACATTGGCTGTCTTGCATATCGTTTTGCATATTGGTTCCCTTATCATTTTGCTTGTCGGTTCCCTTATCGCTTCCCTTATCGCTTCGCTTACCCCAACACACATGGTCTCCTGGTAGACATTTATTAGCGAGCTTCGCACCTGTAAATCGAAGAAGTTCATTTCCTGTATCACTTAAAATCATAAAATGGAGATAATCTGTGGTCTGGAGGATACCACGAATACCTGTTGGCTCTTGATCGTGAGGAGAGACCCCGAATAGAGTAGATAGTGCTTCGTCCTGATTCATTTTGATACTTTTTCTACTCATGTGTTTACTATCAAATTTTAGGCTGGATACTGTATAGAATGAGTTGTGGAGGTTCCATGCTATCTGGCTTCTCCTGCGGTGCACGACGCTTTGAAAAATACAAATTTACATCAGATAAACCCTCTAATCCGATATTGCATAAAGAAAATGAGAAGAAATTAAATGATTTATTGCGTATTCGAGACGAACAAGATAAACGAGTCTTTCCACCCATCATTGCTACTAATAATACCATCAAAGTAGCAAATGTCATTAACATGACGGAATCATTTGTTATACCAGAACATGATGCTACATTGGATCAAGGACACATTCTCTATTATCCTACATCGGATGTGAAGGAAAAAAGAGATTAATTATACAAAAATGATTGCATCATGTCTTTCTGTATTTCTCACAGTGAGAAATGTCGCATCCCCCATAAATGACTGAATGGGTACTGTGTATAATTGGACATCTTTATCTGTATACGATTGCGCAATGATATCTTTTAACATCTGATAGGGTTGAACGATTTCATCCGTTATCATTCCTGCATACATGACAATGGATGTATGCGGTGTTGACCATCGTGGAAGGTGACGAAGTAGATATTTCCATTGTTCCACATTTTCTTCCTCAGGATCAAATAAATCAATGATAATCACATCATAAGGCTTATCAGGTGGTGATGAAATAACATCAAAAATATTATCAAAATGGAGTGCAAGTTTCTCATTTTCCCAGGCGCCCTTTGCCCACTGTGGATATTTCGATTGAAAAAGCTGAACTACATCTTTGTCCCAATCATACATATCGACCTGTGTTACCGATGTCCATTTCAACACCTCTCTTGCTGTTGCCCCCTCTCCTCCACCAATGATGAGGACACGTTTTGCATGAGGGCTATTCATCATGGTCGGTTGAACCAGTGAAATATGATACATCGCTTCATCCATTTCACAGCTTTGAATCACTCCATCCATAAAACAAGCAACCCCCCACGTAGGACATTGAATCATTTCGACACGTGTCTCTCGATGCGTGATGATAGAATCAAGTGATAACCCATTCGTCCTCTCTTCTTCTTCTAATGACATATTATGGTATGATTGTACTTCTTATTTAAGTTATCGATTGTTCCAACTCCACCAATCTAATATAATATTTTTCTCTTTCTTTCCATCTTCCATATTATCTTATTATGTTATATCGTATGTAAGCTATTTACCAGTGGACCCAAATCCACCAGCACCTCTTACCCCATGCGATGGCATGGATTCTACCATTCTCACATGACGAATCCACCCCATATCAGGTGCTACAATTTGAAACAAACGTTCACCATGTTTGACATCTGAATTTCCTGTCATTGACCAAACAGGCGCCTTGAGTTCTCCACGATAGCTCTTATCAATCACTCCTGCTGAATTCGCCATCAGAAGACCCGATTTAAAAATAGAGCTGCGAGGAAGCAACCAGAAATGACTATCAGTTTTCACATAATCATTGGAGCTTCCATGGGGCATATGTTCCACTTTTACTAATCGACAAATGATACCGAATGGGATAAGCTGGGGTATCTGCTCAATGTGCATGTTTGCTGCTGCATATATATCAAACCCTGCATTTGCATCCGAACGATTGTATTCAGTAGGATAAAAAGTAATATCCTGTGGATCAAGAGCTTGAATTTCTAGCTCATACCAGGACATTTTCTATTTCTATATCATATTATTTCTTTACATTCTATAATCGCAAGTATAAACTATCGGAAATGACAATATCGCGCACGATTCGTGTTCGGACTTCTGTAATTTTCTCCACTTGTTCCACATGCTGACAATAGGTTGCCATCGAAAGCCATTCATCCATCATGTTTGCCATTTTCATCACCGACCGAATGAAATTCCCTTCAAAGATTCCATATTCTGCACAAATGACCGATGCATGCTCTCCTTCCATCCATCGTAGCATCGGCTCCACTAATTGCGTACTTAGCTTCCAATATCCTTCCATTCCTCCATGTGTCTCTCTCATTTGATAATCTGAACTCATCCTATTCAGTGATGAAATGGCGTCACGTACTGAGGAAGATACACGTAATTCCTGTAGTGACGGGCTATCTTCTGTCTCTTTTTTCTCTTGAAAGCTAGAAAGAACCGCCACCAATTCATTTCCCGTCAAATGATGCAATGTCTCTTGCACATAGAGCTCTGTCATCAGAAGCGCATGCCCCTCATTGACTTCCGTTGCTAACACACCCTTAAGTGTTAGGGAATCATGTGTGAGATCCATAGAATGAGGACATGTAATAAATCCCATTTCATAGAGAAACTGTACTGATGGATCCAGACAGTGCTGATGCTGCTGAATGGATTCAATCTCCCATTCTACCTCTACACGACGAATACGCATTTGCTTTAATGTGTGATAATCAGCCCACGCTTTATTCCATTTTGGACCCAACTGTTTGTTTTTAAGCGTATCCAATTCACGCTGGACTTTCTTGCGTGCCGCATTCACTGTCATCGGAATCATCTGCTCTAGTTCAAATCGCTTCTCACACTCGCTTTTAAACGGCTCTACTAATTGTAGTTCCTCCATTGTCTTTGTTAACGCATCCCGCTCCTTTTCATTTTTCAGTTTATCTGCTTGTCTCTGCCGAAACCAATAACTTTGTTCCATGATACGAAGCCATGTAAGGGGCTGCTCCTTTGTCGAGGCTTGAATCGTTTTGAGAATGAAATCATAGTGGAAATTCATTCGGCTTTGAATTGGTGGACGTGCTCCCTTCATCATGGTAAACATTTCATGTGGATCAAGAGGTTCTCTGTCAGGAACGTACAGAACAACACCTTTATCATCTTTTCCTCTGCGTCCTGCACGTCCAGCCATTTGAATGTATTCATCGTTTCTCAGGATGCGCATTCCAGCAGTCTCCTCATCATACTTTTTAAATCCTGTAAAGACAACTGTCTTTGTTGGCATGTTGAGACCCACCGCAAACGTTTCCGTGCAAAACATAATTTTGACAAATCCTTTCGAAAAGAGAATTTCCACAATTTCTTTCAAAAGCGGAAGAAGTCCACTGTGATGAAAAGCAATGCCACGACAAAGTAAATCATAGATCTGATGATATTGTGGCACTTTTTCCAGATCTGCCATATGACGATGAAGATGAAAAGTGATGATGTGTTTGATAGCAGCCGTATCAGAGGAAGTAAGTAAAGTGTGCTCTACTTTCTTTGCATATGCTTCACATTGCTTGCGACTTAGCACAAAGAAGAGAGCTGGAAGTAATTCCTTCTTTTCCAAAAGAGTAATCGTTTCCTGGAGCTGATGAATAAAATGAGCGTGATGTACTTTTCCGTGAACAGCTCCTTTATGACCCGACTCACGAGCATCTACCACAGTACGTTGATAGGCACGATGTTCGGCTTCCTCACGCTGTTGGACATTCAGCCAATCTTTATAGGCTTTCTCATGGTAGGTTTCTTTTGCATCCATTAAGGTAATGAATTTCTCATTTGCTCCAAGAAGGCAATGCGTCAGTGGTACAATGCGATATTGTGTTTCAATCAGATGAATCCGTTTTTGCTTCAAAGTACCAAGCCATTCTGCTAGATACTCTGGATGGTCCAGTGTAGCAGAAAGCATCACCAAATTCACTTGTGGTGGTAGTAAAATCATTGTCTCCTCCCAAATGTTTCCACGATCTTTATCATTGATATAATGACATTCGTCAAAGATGACAGCATCCAGATTGTCCATGGAAATCGAAGCCGTGAGTCCCAGATGTTCCGTTGTTGTCCCTTTTTTGTAGAGAAGATTACGAAGAATTTCAGTCGTCATAATGACAATTTGCGCATCAGGACAGAATTTAATATCGCCTGTCATAATACCAACAGTCGCATCGCTGAATTGATGCTTCAAATCGTAAAATTTCTGATTGGATAATGATTTAATAGGTGTGGTATAAAAGACACGTTTTCCTTTGGACAAGGAGTAATAAATCTGGTATTCGCCCACTAGTGTTTTTCCTGAACCAGTCTTGGCACAAACCAGCACATTTTCTTCGTTGGCGATGGCGCAAATGGCATGCTGTTGAAACGGATCTAATGGAAAGGAGTATGGATGGAGAGGAAGTTGCTCAGGAGTCTTGGAGGCATCGGTGATGACCAGAAAGGACATGATGTGAATTCTATGATTTCGATATAGAGATTATATTCTCAATTTTTATGAAATCATTCATAACTTAAACAAAAAGAATGACTTCTAATAAGAAATGAACATTCTTGTAACGGGTGGATGCGGATTTATTGGTTCAAACTTTATTAATTATCTTCTTAAGAAAGATAGTAATATTACCATTTATAATATTGATTGTCTTAATTATTGTGCAAATGAAAAGAATGTAAATAATCATCCACATTATCATTTTATTAAAGGTAATATTACAAGCAAGGATCTGATTAGTCACATTCTTTGTGAATATTCTATTGATGCCATTATTCATTTTGCTGCGCAATCGCATGTAGACAATTCTTTTGATAATTCTCTTCAATATACAACAGATAATGTGTATGGAACACATGTTTTACTACAAGCTTCCAAGGAATATGGCAAGCTAAAGAGATTTCTTCATTTTTCTACGGATGAAGTATATGGTGAGGTTGATTTAGAGCATACTGGATGTCATGAGCGTTCCCTATTAAATCCTACCAATCCCTATGCAGCAACAAAGGCTGCAGCAGAATTTCTGGTTCGTTCCTATTATCACAGCTTCAAGTTGCCAACTGTGATTGTTCGTTGTAATAATGTATATGGACCTAATCAGTATCCTGAGAAGGTGATTCCCAAGTTTATTAAGCAATTGAAAGAAGGAAAGAAACTTACTATTCATGGAAAAGGTGATACACGACGTAATTTCATTTGGGCAGAGGATGTTGCAAGCGCAACAGAACTCATCTTTCATAAGGGTGAAATCAACGAGATTTATAACATTGGCACAACACAGGAATTTTCGGTAATGGATGTGGCGCAAATTCTGATTGATAAATTGACGGATGATAAGAAATTGGATTCACATATTACCTTTGTAGAAGATCGTCCATTTAATGATTTTCGTTATTCGGTAGACCGAACACGATTGATGGAATTGGGATGGCAGGAAGTGCATACTAATTTTATCAAAAATATTGAACTTCTTCTTTCCCTCTCATAATGTACTAGTTTAAAGGTAATTTCATGGATAATATATATATTATTATCTATGAAACGTGTTGTCGTTACATTGACGGATGCTGGTTATTTTCATAAAGCACAGCGAACAATTGCTGATATCAGATCACGTGGTCAATGGACGGAAGATCTGGTATTGATTACTGTGGGATTTGATGCGCCTCAGAATATTATTGATTTTTATAATATTATCCCTTTTCGCATTGAGCACATTGATACGTCAAATCTCCTTGAACAATACAAGACTTATCCCATTCGCCCAACAGGTGATAATCGTGAATTTGCAAAGCTGACACAATGGGATAAATTTTCGGTATTTAATAAATGGTTTCTTCAATGGGAACGTGTCCTCTTTTTTGACGCAGGATTACGAGTTGTTCATCCCATTCATTATTTGGCAGATATACCATGCGATGGTGTCATTATGGCTCCTGATGATTGTGCACCTTATGATGCATCTGGTGTATTTAGTAGAATTATTGAAATTGATAGAAATCCACCTGCAGTAGAGAAATTATTTCAGGAATATCCCCGTGATATTCTTGATCGTCGCTATTTTTTGAATTGTATTTGGATGTATGATACAGCCCTTCTACATACAATTACATATGATGAATTGGCTCAAACAATGAATCGTTATCCGATTTGCCGATGCAATGAAATGACAACTATGAATTTACTATTTACAATGAAGTATCGTGTATGGAAGCCCTTTCCTGAGTTTATTCAGGATAAGAATGGTCAACAAAAACGACTATTTGGATGGTCAGAATGTAATGATCATTATGGTCATCATAATACATGGCGTGATTTTTGTTTCTTAAAATATGCTACAACTCTCCCATTTGATATATGAGTTTATTCCAATTTCTCCGCTTTGCGCAACTCAAGGCAACGCAAAATTGATTCTTGGATAGGAAGCAGTTCCAATTCATATTCCTTACAAAATTTCTGTAGTTTTGTGGTGTCCATTTCATTATTGGAACGTTCTGATGTAATATATTTCTTTTGCTCTTCATAAGAAATCAAATTCCAAGTATGTTGAGGGCGAATACGCTCTTTATATTGTTGGAGAATCCAATGGTGCTCCGCTGTGCCTGGATTCGTCAAATTGTACACACCACACTCTTGCTCTTCAATCATCGTATCGATGACCGTCCACATGTCATCAAGAACCGTCATGGAATTGGGAATGGAACAAATGTTAGGATAGGCAAGAAGCTTATCAATCAAATTACGTCCGCTTACCAATTTGGACACAGGCATGCGAATGCGAAGTTGAAGCGTATTCTTAAAATGTCTCAATATTTGGTCCGTGTATCCCTTTACCGTGGAATAACCCGATCCAAAAAAATTGGGAATGTCATCCTCTGTAAACATCTTCTTTGTATCAGTATACGTGTAAATACAACCCGTTCCCAAATAGACAAAATGGATATCTAGTGTTTGACACATATGCGCCAAATTATGAGGAGCATAGAAATTATCACGCATGTTATCATACAACTTTCCTGGAAGCTCCAAATAATCAATGGATGGAATCAACTTACCATTGGCTGTGCCATAGGTACGTCCCAAAAATGAAATCACACAGTCAGGCTTCACACTCTTGATTTCTTGAAATGCTTCCTCATATTGATCAGCACGTGTTGTTGCAACAACTACATCATGTACTGTATTCTGAATAAACTGTCCACCAATCCATCCTTTTCCACCAAATACAAGGACCTTCATTTCTATGTAATAATGAATGTTATTCTTTAAATTGATGCTTTATGATGAATGGCATTGTGGACTTTTGTTACAATAACATGGAGCGGTACCACCCCATCTTCTAAAAGAAGCCGATGATAACCCTTGATGTCTCCTGGAAATGCTTTCAGATATTTCTCACGATTTTCTATAAATACTTTTCGTCCAATACTATAACACAATGCTTGTGCTGGATTACAAATGTATCGTTCCACTTCTGTTTGAATTTCAGATGATGATAAGGGGACGTGATGGGTCATATAAGTAATTGCTTTCTCCCAACTCCACCCATACCAATGAATTCCTGTGTCAATCACTAGACGCGCTGCACGCAACATGGCATTGACCAGTTGACCAAATTCCTCCAATGGATCCGAATAATCTCCTAATTCCTCTGCATATAATGCTATACCTTCTGGATAGGCATTATTTGATACACCATAAATCATATAAGGTGGCACTTTCTTTTCTATCATGTATTGATACTGATAATGATGAAATCCTTCATGAATGCTTAAAGAATACATATTATAAATGGGATTCTCTCTTAAATCACGAGTATTCACATAAAATGTCCCTTCAAATCCTCCAGGGCGATAAGAGGATGCAATATAAAATGCACCTGCTGAAGTTAATTCCATGTCTTTCGACACCTTTTTAATATGATAATCTGTCTTTAAGGTATAATCAAAATTATCCTTCCATACCGTCTCACGAATCCGTTTCTGCATTTGACGATAATATTTCATCACATCCGCTGTACTTTTACAATAGTGATCAGGATGATTCATGACCCACTTGTAAAAGTGTTGTAATGATTCTCGTTTGCGACCCATTGCTGCTTGAACGCGTCGAAAGGCGTTTTCTAAGCGTTCTACTTCTTTGATACCATAAGCATGAATGGCTTCGGGTGTCATATTGGTAGATGTCTGTTGACGAATCAAATGACGATACATCGATTTGCCATGAGGCAATTCACATATTCCAATAGTATGCCGACTAGCAGGTAGATAATCCTTTTTTAAAAAGTGAAGAAGGTCGGTCACAGCCTCTTCTGTCCCCCTCATATATAATTTCGCATCTACAAATTCTTGAATAGATGATATTAATCTTTCACAAATTCGTCGTGGTAATACAGTATGTGATATGATTCCTTGTTGCATATTGTATATAACGGTCCGGAGTATGATAGCATAATCACGATAACGACTTTCACTAGGATGCGAATACATTTGTGATTCATTAAATGATAATTCCAGGACTGTATTACGAAAGGAATTGGTAGATAATTGTTCTAATGGAAAAGTTTGATCTGCTAACCCTATCTTTACTTCCCATGCCAATGTTACATCCTCCACGGTAAGAGCTTTTTTGGCTTCTATTGCTTTCTTATACCGTTCCAATAACTCTTTTGTCGCTTGTAACATGTTAGGGGAAAGCGCATCTTCATAATGAGAATCACGACGCCTATCCCCTAAATAAGACCCTAGACTGGGTGACATACGAATCTTCTCTGCAAAATAAGAGGCGAACAAGGAACGACTCATTACTACATACGTATAAATAAAATGATATTTATTAATACGTATGATATCAGATTATTCGATACGCTCCCAGCTTTCCTCAAAAATGTCATCATAAGGTGCAGGACCATTAGGACCAAACCATTTAGATGGAACCATCACATTCTTTGCATTAGAAAGCCATACACACCACCATATAAAGGTAGAATTTGCCATAATAAAATTCTGAAATTGTTGGAGCAATACAAAGGTATGAATATCACTCTCCTCTAGCATGATATGCTCTTTCTCAAATACGGGAGCAATATCATCACGAATTTCATTCCAAAAGGTTTGATCATCACTACATAACAAAAAAATAGGATTTTCAACACGCGTCATAATACGACAAACTGCTTCGCGATAATAAGCACCTGTTAATGGTCCATGAATGCCAGCCTCTTGCAAATAATCCGTTCTTCGCGCATGCATCACCACAATGCGCTCTTTATTTTCCAATAAAGATGCATATTTTGATTTTACTTCCTCCATATACGAATCATGAGGGCGAAATAATTCCTTAATTTCCTGTTTTATTGTATCATTATAAAAATATTTAGTAGTTTGCAGATAACCGCGTAAGTATTTACCATGTGATGGTAGTGGACCTATCTCTGCATACATCGTACATAATTTCTCTGTCCATTGTTCCAATGTAGACGGAATAGATTCAACAAGATAAGGTTTTACCTTTTGTAACAGTGTTTCCCAATAAACAGGACGTTTTCCGTTATTCAATAAATGAACAATTTGTAGCGTACCACCCTCTTTTCTTGCATAGGCATATGCGGTGGCGATTTGAAACAGTTGATTTCCCAAACCTCCCATAATGTTAACAGATACAACTGACATTATTTATTATGATACAATATTATATTATATACTTTAAGTTGATTCATAATATAAATAGAATTGTGTATCTCTATCTAGTATGTCATCATATTGTTATCTCCTCTATACCGATGAGGGTTCTTATCTTATTGAAAATGGGAAGTGTCAAACCTATGTTGGTGCGACAGTTGATCCGGATCGGCGCCTACGTCAGCATAACCAAGAAATTGTAGGAGGTGCGCGTGCAACAGGAATACGAGTGGCACAAGGTCATACCTGGAAACGTGCATGCTATCTCACCAATCTTCCTGAATGGCGTACCGCTCTTCAAATCGAATGGCGCTGGAAACAACTCGGACGTACTCAATGGAAACACATTCGGAATCCCATCGACCGTCGCCTCTATTCCCTACGCTCCCTCTTATCCCTTGAAAAACCCACCAGCAAAGGAATTCCATATGCCGCCTATCCAAATGGACCTCCCATCATTGTATGGGATTCTGATGAAATGAAACAACGTTATGAATCGCTTACATAAGGGCATAAAACTCTGGATTAATATCGGATTCTCCTGTCATGTCCTTTAGGGCTTTTTTTGTTAAATTGTCTTGGATGATGCTATTGAGGGGGGTGCTCTGAGGATTCATCATAGATGTACTCATGGGAGGTAAAGAACAGGATGGCACACTAGTCGAATTTAATTGATCGAGTGTTCCAGGAGACATGCCATAAAATCCCTCCTCTCGCATTTCTTTTGTGAAAAAGAGAACAAGCGCTAATACAAGAAAACAGAACACAAAATAGTTCATACCAAAGACCTGATTCATCTATTGTAGTACACGATGAGAAATTAAATCTTAAAAAAGAAAATAGACATGTAATACATGTCATCCTGGGCAAACCGTGGCATCTTTTCCAAGCGAAATCTGGCTCAGATTCCTGAAGGATTGCGACCCACTATTATTACACGAGCGCAACGCCCCGAAGTGATTCAATCCGAATCCTTTCAAGAAAATGAGAAACAAAATGAAATCATCTACCCATCCGGTTCGGAAGAATCTTCCTTTCCTACTCCTGACATGAATGCCTATTCTCGATCCTATTCACGAAAAATGGAGTTTAATCCAGCACCCAATGCTATTGAACTCCGTTTTTCGGATAAATCATATGTGTTTATCATTCTACGCAACATACGCACTGCACGCGATAATGATTTATGGATAGCATCCTATCAATCCGTACGACGTTTCTACACCAATCAGATTATCATCATTGATGATAATTCAGAAATTAATACCGTAAATGGCAAATTGGTCAACACCGAAGTCATTCATAGTGATTATAATGGAGCAGGTGAGATTCTTCCGTATTACTACTTTCTTACCAATAAGTGGGCAGATCGAATGGTCTTTTTGCATGATAGCATGTTTCTTCATCGCCGATTTACCGACAACGAACTCAGTGGCGCTGTCCGATTTCATTGGCATTTTAGCAACCCCACCATTCGTAATGACCGAAAAATCGGAACCTATCTTTCCATGTTACCCAATCATCACGGATTGCTAGAATTTGCCAATCAGGCTGATAGCATGTGGAATGGATGCTTTGGCGGTGCTTCCATTATCGATCTTGATATTGTGACTCAATTAGAAGAAGCATACTCCTTCTTTTCTACTCTGGTTCTATCTATCAAAACACGAAAAGATAGAGAAACATTTGAACGTCTCTTTGGAATTGCACTTTATTTTAGCAACATGATCGAAGAACCATTCTCCAATTTTGGTAACATTATAAAATATCCAGGTGCATTTGAATCACAAGTGTCTACTCCTGACCAAGGTGCTCATGCTCTCTCCCAAAAGGGTTATGATACTGCGATTATTAAGGTATGGAGAGGTCGTTAAGATAGGTTGGATTAAGAGAATAGTGCACAGGAAGAGATGACAATAGATATTCAAAAAAGAACCACTGATCAATTCCGTCTACAGTTGGCTGCACCACATAAGCAAGGCTTGGATTATCCAAATAGGTAGATAACATAACGGCTTGATCCTTTCCTGCAAATCGTCCCGCTTGAAAATACTTTTTCAACATAATTTGATATGCGTTGATCCATTTGATACAACCTGTATAATGTCCACCCCATAGACCACCTACCAATCGCACTTCATTCCAGGCTGATGTAATACATTCTCCATATATTCCATCAGATCTCATGTGTTTGTCGCTTTCTTTTAAATCGCCCATTGCCTGTAATACAATTCTGTCCGTTGGCAAATGAGTCGTAGTGGGAAAGGATTGAAGAATTGCAGGAGAAATATTCGGATCGCGAAATGCTCCAATATCACACCAGAAGAAATAGTTAGTGTGAAATGGATTACATTCTATCGCCTTCTCTACAAAAATAGCCTTTTGTGCCCATATCGTGTATAATTCAGGAGTATGAATCCGTGTTTCAGGGTCCATCATATGATGTTGCTTCCAATTATTTTGATATTGAATCCATAAATCAAGCGATTCAAATGGTGCTGCAATGATGTGAATAGGCTTATTTCCTCTTATCTCCATAAAAGTTTGTACCAAACTCTCTTCTGTAAATAGCACAATAGGTGATTCTAATAGCATAAATGTTCTACACCAATTCAAATAGGTATCTTTTGGAAATTTTGACCGTATCGGATAAAACGCTGTTACAACAGTACATGCCATTTAAAGATAATATATAATAGATAATATATAATCTTTAAATGGTAATCAGTATTATCATTCCTGTATATAATGGTATTGAATTTTTGGAAGAATGTGTTCGAAGTGTGATTGCGCAAACCTTTACAGATTGGGAAATTATAATTGGTGTAAATGGACATGGTCATGATGGAGGAGAAGTCGGACGGTTGGCTCATACCATTGCTACATTGGATCAACGAATCATCGTTCATATTCAACCACCGCCACTTAAAGGTAAAGTTGAAAGTTCAAATGATTTGGTAACAAAATCAAAGGGAGATTGGATTTGTATGTTAGATTGTGATGATAAATGGGAGCCTACTAAATTGGAAAAGCAATATAATGCATCCCTGATCATTGCAAAAGATGCAGTCGTTATTGGTACGTTTTGTCAATATTTTGGAGAACGAAGTGGTGGTCCAATACTTCCAGTAGGATATATTGATCCGGCTGTTCTTGAAGAGCATAATCCAGTGATCAATAGCAGTGCCATGATAAAGAAAGAATATTGTCAATGGAAGTATGATGATATTAATTATACCATGGAGGATTATGGTTTATGGATGGATATCTGTTTGAAAGATAAAAAATTATATAATATTCCTGAACATCTAACATGGCATCGTATTCATAAAGCATCTGCTTTTAATACACAATGTTATTCGAATGTAGCTCTACGTGAACGATATGTCCAATTACGCAAATACAATATCAGGGATCATTAGTGATTTATTTCCGGTTTAAAAAATATCTAATAAGAAGGATGGCTTCTACTGTATTTTATTATCCTACTCAGGCAGATGCTCTTGCACAGACAATACCTAACTTAGGAGAGAGTGTGTCATATATTGTTGGCACTTATGGTGGATATACAAGTTGGAGACTTGCTTCTAATAGTACGGGTACCTCTCCACAAAATGTAGTCTATTTAAATGGCGATGTATTAAATAGAGGTGGTCAATATTATTTATATCCATCTGCTCCATGCTTCTTAGAAGGATCCACCATTCTCTGCCACGTAAATGGTGTTGAAAAATATGTTCCTGTAGAACAACTCAAGAAGGGAACACTTGTTAAAACCAGTTTGAATGGATACAAGCCAGTTGTCTTAGTTGGAAAGGGAACGATTCAAAATCCTGGAGATAATGAACGAACTGAAAATCGTCTTTACAAATGTTCTCCATCCAAATATCCTGAACTCAAGAATGATTTATATATCACAGGATGTCATTCGATTCTTGAATTCCCCATCACAGATAAACAAAAAGAGGATACAATAAAACATATTGGAAGGTTATTTGTCACGGATAAGAAATACAGACTGATGGCATGCGTAGATGAACGTGCTGAACCTTGGAACTCTGAGCACACCTATACCATATGGCATTTTGCTCTTGAACATTATGATGAAAAAATGAATTATGGTGTCTATGCAAATGGTGGATTACTCGTAGAAACCTGCTCTATCTATTTTTTGAAGAATAAATCAAATATGTCAGTCGCCTAAATCAATCCGCGTCTGATTTGGAATAAAATAACCTACGATACGATTGTATCTGCTGATAGCTCAATTGGTAGAGCGGAGGACTGTAGTCGGTTGGTTGGTTATCCTCAGGTCGCTGGTTCGATTCCGGCTCAGCAGATGTATATTTTTTGATATCGTTCAACGAACTCAAACAATGTGTATTATTGCTATGTATATTATATTTCATATTAAAAATGACGTCATGGAACTCTTCTATTTCTAGAGATAGAAGAGCACCTCTTATTTTACTTCCAACTATATCAACTGCACCAGCTGATTTAATGCCTTCTTTTTTAGAACTAAAACAACATGTAGAAATTGCATTTGAAAATGCAGAAAAGGGTAAATCAAAAATTACAGATGGAATATTAAATATGGAAGGCATGACTGGTAAGAAAACAAGACATTTTTACAATAATCTTCTAAATAAAGATGATGCAAGATATTTAGAAATAGGAACATGGAAAGGTTCGTCTGTCTGTTCCGCCATGTGTGGAAATAAAGCGAAGGTTGTATGCATTGATAACTGGAGTGAATTTGGTGGTCCAAAAAGTGAGTTTTTAATAAATTTTAATACATACAAGGGTAAAAATGAAGCAAGTTTTATAGAACAAGATTGTTATAAAGTAAATACTTCACAATTGCCCAAATTCAACATATATATGTACGATGGAAATCATACACAAGATAGCCATTATAATGCTCTCGTTCATTATTATGATTGTTTGGATGATATGTTCGTATTTATTGTAGATGATTGGAATTGGAAGGATGTTCGTTATGGGACATATGACTCGTTTAACAAATTAAATTTGTCTGTATTTTATGAAAAAAATATAAGAACAACTAATGATAATAGCCATCCCCAGTGGGGGAGTGAACAACAGCAACAATGGCACAATGGAATCTATGTAGCAATATTGAAAAAAAACTAATCAATTCATTTCTATTACGAGAGAACAAGTGATTATTAAAATAATAATTTATCATTTTTAATGTAGAGCATAAAAGATGATGAATAATTATACTGTATATGATTACTATTATTTTTGGAACCAGACCAGAGTATCTTAAAGTTAAACCATTAGTTCATGCATTAAAGAGTCATTCTATTTCGTATGTACTCATTCATATTTCACAACATGAACATATTGATATTGATTTGAATGATGGACCTACTACCTATATTCAACTTACACCACGTGATTCTATGACACGTCTTTGTATGCTATCCACTGAAATTATGTCTAAATTAGATCATGCACTAGAACATACAACACACCTATTAGTTCAAGGTGATACTGCCACCGTTTTTTTCTCTGCATTATCTGCATTTCACAAGCAGATTCCAATTTTTCATTTGGAAGCCGGTCTTCGAACATATGACCTACAAAATCCATTTCCAGAAGAAGCGTATCGCTCGATGATATCACGTATTGCAACATACCATTTATGCCCTGATCATGGCGCAAGTAATAATCTTATAAAAGAAAATATTACAAAAAATATATATGTCATAGGAAATACAATTCTTGATTTAATTCGTTCCTATCAATTAACTTCTACAATTGGAAATAATGTAATCATTACCATACATAGAAGAGAAAATTGGAATTCTTTGCTACACATTTTGGAAAAGATAAATGAAATCGCATTAGAGCATAATCATTTGCAATTTACATGGATTCTTCATCCAAATCCTTCTATACGATCACAAATAGGAGAATATCGTCAATCACATATCATGGCAACTAATTTATTATTTTCGGATCCACTTGCTCATTATGACATGGCTACACGAATGGCATCTGCTCCATTTTTAATTACAGATTCAGGCGGTATTCAAGAAGAGGCAAGTTTTTTAGGAAAACATTGTTATGTGATTAGAAAAACTACAGAACGTGATACAATCCCTTCTACTTATATTACACTTGTTCCTAATATCGATGAGTTACAATCGATTCTTGTCTCTTCGACTATTACATTATTGCCACCGTGTGAGGTATATGGAAATGGAACAACCTCTGAACAGTTTATTCAAATTTACAATCAAGTTGTGAAAAATATGAATTAGAATTAGTAAAAACACGATTGGAAGATCCCTTTAAATCATAATCAAATGCCGACCCAATATCAAGATAAATATTTGACGGATATCTCTCAAATGCTTGACTCGCCCATATTTTTGATATAGGACCCACTGAAAAACAGAAAATTCCAGAACGAGCCGATATCCACAACAATAATGCATCCGTTACCTCTTTTTTTTCTGTATCCCATTTATTTACTAGAAATGGATCCACTTCAAAATGATCCATTATAGTAAATGTATGAGTAGATGTAATCTTAGGACCAATATAATAAAACGGTATATGATCATTTTTAAATTTATGGACAAATGTGTTCCAATTACTATTACAGAAAATATTGGCAAATGTTGTTGTAGAACGATTCATGTTAAATCTATTCATATAGTATGCCATAATTTCAGCATTACAATTTTGGCAAGGTATTCCAATATATGTATTTGAATTAGTAGAAGCAATAACTAGCTGTTTTGAGAGATCCTCTTTTAATACACCCGTTCCGTTAAAATGCCAATTATCGATGTTATTAAATTCTCGTCCAATTAATACATAATATTCTCCATCACTTGGTCGTATTAAACAAAATGGAGTATGATTCTCCAACAACGTAAAAAAATATTGCAAATGTTGGCGGCTATCTAATGACCATAAATCTGTCATGTAATATTATACTATATTATAATAGTTAATATGATAATAGGTATACGCATACCGGAATAGTATACAATTGTTTTGTAATCAATACTTAAAGCTTATTATACAATTATATTGTATTATGTCAGATATTACAGCTATACTTACTGTGTATCGACGACCTCATACTCTCATAGAACAGCTGGAAGCACTTCAATGTCAATCATGTCCACCTACACAGATCATTATCTGGAAGAATCATTATGATGGTATTGTTCTTCCTGAAATTCCTTTGCATCTTATGAAAAATGTTGATATTATCAATTCAACACGTAATTTTGGAGTATGGGCGAGATTTGCAGTTGGATTATTGGCACGTACGACATATGTAGCTGTGTTTGATGATGATACCATTCCAGGCAAACAATGGTTTGAAAATTGTCTTACTAGTATGAATATCAGAGAGGGTCTGTATGGCACAATTGGATTACTATTTGGAAATGACAATTATTGGAATTTTAAACGTGTAGGATGGGACGAAAAAAATAATTGTAACAATGATAGTATTTGCGAAGTTGACATTGTTGGACATGCGTGGTTCTTTAAACGAGAATGGCTGTGTGACCTGTGGTCTTTTGCCCCCGATTATTCCATATATTTGACATATGGTGAAGATATTGCTTTTTCTGCTTTTTTACAAATGAAGAATATTCCTACCCTTGTACCCCCTCATCCACGTGGTAATTGGGACCTATTTGGAAGTCATCCAGATAAGGCATGGAAATATGGCTCAGAAACAGTCGGTATTTGGGCACAACAAGAAAGCAGTAGTCGATTTCCAGAATTATTGACTACTTTTATCCAAACATATGGATTTAAATTATTATGCAATCGATCATAAATCATTTTGAAATAGTAATTTAAATTATTATGCAATCGATCATAAATCATTTTGAAATAGTAATATAAATATAAGCACTAGTTGCGTACATTAACATAGTTTAAGTTTGTGATTCTAATGATATAATCACAAACTTAAATACAATCAGCTTCTCTCTATATAGAATGGTTTCTGTATTTTCATTTGTTGTCTATGGAAATGATAAAAAATATACTCATGGATTATTGGCAAATCTTCAATTGATTCAATTTGCATACCCTTCATGGAAAGTATGGATCTACTATGGTTCAGATGTAGAGGATTCCATGCTTTTACAATATCGTTCCTATCCAAATGCAGTATTGATTCCAACGAATTATACAGGTGCCATTACTAAATTTTTTCGATACTTTCCAATTGATGACCCATCTGTTGATATATGCGTAGTACGAGATGCAGACAGTCGCGTCAATGAACGAGATCAAGTATGTATTAATGCATTTTTATCATCTTCTTACTTGTTTCATATTATCCGCGACCATCCTAACCATTCTCATAAAATGATGGCAGGTATGTGGAGTATAAAAAGGGGAGCATTATCTGAATCAATTCGTACATTATTTGAGCAATGGAAGCTTCATAATCAGTTAGATTTTTGGAGTGATACTCGTTTTTTAGTAGAATGTCTATATCACAATGTTCTATCTGTATCACTTATTCATGACGATCGTAATTATGCAAATGATGGTGCAATTCCTATCCCTCATCATATAAATGATAAGCATTTTATTGGTCAAGTCTATGAATATAATGATATAGGAGATGAATATCCTAAATTTGACCATTAATACAATTTAAAGATTTTAGTTTTTACTATGGTATATGGAATTAGTTGTACAATTATTCAAATATGTTCTTGATGAGCCAAATCTCCAAGGAAAAGAATATCGACAATATGAATTAAATCAATGTCTTATTCGAAATACACAACATTCGATCTTTACAAAGATTCACATCATTGTAGAAAAAAAATCAGATGAAGAATACTATCGTTCTATTATTGATCCATTATCCGAGAAGGAAAAGTGTATTTTTTTTGTATTTGGTAGACAGCCCAAATATTCAGAGCTTGTCAAATATGTTGCAACCTCCATCGAAGATCATACGATTGTATGTATTATGAATAGTGATATTTTTATGGGTCAGACGTCGATTGATTTTATTCGATCTGAAATTGATACACACACCATGATTTCATTAACACGTCACGAGTTTACAGATGATTTGCACTCTGTATGTAATGTTGATACGTGTCATCTCATCTATAAATATCATGGATCACACGATGCATTTATCTTTACTACACCTGTACCTTCTATCTATTCTTATCAATCAGTAGATGTCCATCAAAACATTGGAGGTTCTGAATCTATTTTTATGAAATCGTGGGTAGATAGTGGCAAATCGTTAAAAAACTTGTGTTTTGATATTCCAATCTTTCATATGCACAGACATCGTTTTACAAATTATAATGTACTTGCTACACATGAACTATGTAATGTACGCCCTACTGTTCCAAAAAATCGTCCAGACCTTCAGTCACAAATGATTGCCATGTTTTGAGAATATACGTATCATAACATAATCAATATAAATGATAAATAGATATGCAAATCCCCTATCAACAAATTATATTTGATGGTTTATATTTCAGGATTCGCCCTGCCATGTACTTCCATTCTATTGCACATTATGATATGGTAGTATGTGTATTTCAAATTTTATATGCTCTTTGATGTACGATATTTTTTTGTACGTTGTGCAGTCATAAATTTACTACATAGATCTTTTAAAACACTTTCATTTGATCGTTGTTGTTCTAATGATGATACAAAGGTAGACCATCGTTTTATCCATTTGGGATCCTCTGGATCTTCTCCCACATGTGCTTCAGTATGTTCCTTAAATTTATCTAATTTTCCTTCTAAGAAAGCACGCACGACTGTAATGGCAGGCCATTGTTCACGATTTGCTTTTTCTACAATATCTTTGGCACATAATGCATTATGACGAATGCGTCTTAGCCCCCCTACAAAGGCTTTGATAATAGATTCTGATTCTTGAAAGGATTTCCCTTTGACCGATAACACAAAGGTAATCCAACTTTCATTCCATGTTTGCTGAACAGTATTGTTTTGTTCGCAATATGTTTTATATTCATTCTCTCTATTTTCCTGAATAAACTCATATATTTGTTTGTTTTTCCACTGTTTTGGCAGAATGACTTCCGCTTTCTTCTCTAATAATTGTTGAATTTCAATAGGTATTGGTTGTGGAAGAATAATTTCATTCAGAGGCTTATATTCCATGGATACGATTTCTTGTGTTTCAGGATTCTCTATTCTGATTCGTGGTTCTATTTTAGAAGCTCTAACATGTATTAATTTTGTAGAGATCCATTCCGTTCGTTCCGCATATGTTACATGAATATGATCCGCATTTCTAAGAATGGAATCATACGTTTGATCCTTTTTCATTAAATTACAATGACCACAACATGGGCGACAGTTCTCTAGTAGATATCCCTTTGAATTATCAAAACGGTCGATTCCATTTTTATCAACTAGTCCGCATAAATAGCAGGATTGTTGTACTATTTCTGCAAATTCTATTTCTGATAATCGGAATTCAATATTTCGTGAACTAGCACTTTTTGCATATGTTTTATAGGTTGGTGTTATTTTCGATCGATAAGTGATCCATTTCTCTACCAATTCTGGTGAAATAGGCTGATTTGTTATGTTGTATTGATAAATCGCCTGCATTTTATCAATAAATTCTTGTGGATGCTGAGATCCTTTTAGCACATTACATATTTCACAACAAGGAACCACATTATCCTCGATATATCCTTTTTGATTGTCTACACGATCAATTCCATGTACTTCACCCTCTTTATGATAATTGCAATAGAAACATGGTTTTATAATTAATTCTTGAAAGTTGGTTTTAGAAAGGGCAAAAGGAATGCCACGTTTCTTTGCTCCTTTCACATAATGATTCCAAATAACATGTTTGTTTGTAAATGCTTCTGCTTTAAAATTTCTATTACGTTCTGGTCTTTCACTTTCTTGTTTCAGCAACTTTTCATAACACGGAACACATCTCCTAAGAGGTTTATCGTGCTTTCCTTTGGCTCTTATTATATCTGTCAAGGTTCGTCCACAATCCAAACAAAGATTCGGATCCTGTCGCTTCTTATCATTCGCTTTTCGGTCATTCATTCGGGACTTATGAAGACAGTGTGTACATTTTGCTTCGTGATCTGCTAAGACTGTATAACATCCTCGTGCAATATCACAATAACGTATATTTTCTGTAATTGCTTTATCCATAATGACCTGACGTTTGTGTTTGGAACAGTATTGTTCAGTGGTTTCTCTTCCACAATATTCACCTTTTCTAACTCCTTGTTGAATAGGGGCTTGACAGGTCATTCTTGTCTATACCGTAGATGATAAGATGTGCGGTCGGTCAAATTTGGTGCGTTTGGGGCTACAAAAAAAGTTTCTCTCCAAGACTCTTGAAATAATATTCCTTGTATGGAATGGGCTTATCTAAGACTTTTGCGAGGGATTTTTGGCTGATTCCAGCTCTTACTGTACAATCAAACTTACTAGCAAATTCGGTGAGAAGAGTATGATTCGCGTCATATTGTCCAATACCATCATGATACAATGATATATTTCCGTGTTTTTTCTGAAATTGATTCTTCAATGACGCATTACATTCTTCATAGAGCTGATAATAGTGTCCATCTTTTATGGTATGATTCTTTACTGTATTATCTAAGGAAGCAATGGATGGATATTTATTGCACCGTGTTGCAGTTTTACGATCGAGATACACATGAAGAATTTCGGTTTGTTCCTGATTCACTTTTGCAACATATCCGTTCTTTTGAACTTTTGTTGGTTTGGTAGGTTCTATTTGAATGGTATGTGGATCAAGTTCGCGATCTACCAATTGCCAACGAAATCCACGATATACTGTATTCTCTCGAATCGCTTTATTAATGCTTGGGCGTTTCATCGCATAATCCTCCTTCATACATTCTGTGACCGTTTCATAAACATGGAGAAGTTCGAAGGTTTCTGGATGAATCTTTTGAAGACGCGGACCAAGATGTGGATCAGGCTGTGAACAGGCGGTTGTCGTTTTGGTTTGCATCGCATTGAGTCTGGATAGGATTTCTTTATTGCTGGCTTCTAGAGTCTGAACTTTTTGAAGAAGAAGTTGATTGATGTTGAGAATTTGTTGAAGAGTGGATTGATCGATTGGTATGGATGAAGTAGATTGTGAACGCAATTGTTGATTTTCAAGCTTCAGACGTTCGTTTTCCACTACAGGATTATTAAAAGGCATGATACCTGTTTCAATAATCTGAAGAAGACGTTGATACGTTAGTTCGCCACCCATCATAAATAGTTCCTGTTCCTTTTCATGTCCTTCCAGATTCTTTACTTGATGAGGATGGATTTCAGAATGATGATGAAGATACTTTTCAAATCCAGCAGAATCATGAACGATAAAACATTCTAAAATTAGAACTTGATTTCCATATTTTTGTTTGAATTCACTGAAACGATTCTTAATTCCTTTTCGTGATTCTCCGATTTTAATAATATATTTTCCTTGGTCACATGATTTAATTCGTACAATATAAACAAGAGAGCCAGCGATTTGTCCATATTCTTTTAGAAGGATGCGATGCTTTTCAAGTTCAGGAGTAATGCGCAGTTCTTCTGTTTTCTGATCTAATAGACGTTTCTGCTCTTCCATTTTCTGTTTCAGTTCCGTTCCTTCTTCTTCAATGACTTCATGAAGCACTTCTTCCATTTTCAGATAATACTCGTGGATTTCAGATGCTTTTTTTGTTTGTGCTTTTAGACAGAGCGATTTGAAGCATTTGATGGTCATCATGATTTTTTTGATGTTGTGACCGCCATGGTCATTTTGCTTACGCGTTCGCGTAAGCAATGATTCTTTCTCCAAACTTGCTCCTCCGATCGGAGGAGCAAGTTTTTTATAGTCAACACCATCTGTAAAATGTTTTTCTATGATACGTTCCGTATTATATTTTTGACTAAATCCCATCCATTTCCATACATTATCTAAATCAATTACAAAATCTTTTTTTGTATCATAATTCAAATAGCAATAAAAACTACCAATGAATAATTGTTGCTCTGCATCTGAGAAGCTTGTTTTGATTTTATCCAATAATTTTACATTATATGTATTTGTAAGCTTGGAAATCGGATGATTTTCAATCAGTTCTACAATATTTAGTTCTGACATGGTGTTTCTAGATATAGATGATGCTGTATCTTTAAGTAGTATTGCTTTTGCTTTTAAAAAGCAAACATTATCTCGCTGCCGCACACAGGGCAGCGAGATATTTGTTTTCTTATTCGAGAAAGAGATGTTGTTATACAGTTTCCTATATATTTTTTATCTACCGACCATCGGAATTAAAAAATATATTAATGTTTATTATTTTTTTAGATATAATACAAAATACAAAACCAAGTAAAAGTACTTAGTTGCTATATGCTAATCCACCCCAAGTGGTATTTCCCTCCATGTTTCCAAGGAGGCTGGACTGTACCTTAGGCAATCTCAGGTTGATTAGACCCTCATTGATTACCGATGCCTTTGCAGTCTCTGAAACGGTTCCATTGCCTATCTCACAACTCATTGAGTCGCTTTTAGCGGCGTTAGGAACTCGCCTGCGGATTGCCCAATCCTTCACGTTTTTACGGTGTCCGAGGTCATTACCCTGGATTTTCTTACATGTTTCCATGCAAGAATCGTAGTGAAGGCTGTAAGGGGTTTCCCGCAACCAGGTCATCTTGCAGCATTGGATTGCTCCAATACCACTAGCTAGTCATACTGTTTGCCCATGTGGTTTTGACACATGGCAGCTAGCTCTTGAGCACAGGTGATTTGCTAATGCAAATCCGTAAAACACCATCGCCAAATAGGTGTTTATTACGAAGTTAATGCCCGACATAATACGTAGAACGTTGTAGTTGGTGGCGTACACGCGAACGGTGGACGACAAATTGGTGCCGACAGCGTTGTTTGATACTGTTAACAACAGGGTAGTGTTGTCAATACGCGACAAATTGCACGTGCCCGATGGCTGATGTTGCTCAGGCTGGAGCGCAAAGCTGTATACGTTAATACCAACAGCGGGGATGTTGGTGTGGTGCTGGTAGGGCTGAACCAAGTTGAAGTAGGCGCCCTCGCGAACCGAGAAGCGGTCGTGACCGTTGAGCTGGAGAAGCGCGGTGATGACTGGGTTCTTGCCCGCCATGCCCTCGACACGGGTAACGGAGTAGCCAGACTCAAGCACGGAGCGGTCCCACCAGTCCGAGTAGTTGAATGGCTGCTGACCCTTCCATGGGTTGATGATGTTGTCATCGCACGAAACGAACGAGTCGCGCTGGACGACCCAGATGAGCTCCTTGCATGGGTGGTTGAAGTTGAGCTTGAGCTTGTTGGCAGACGAGGTAATCGACTCACCACCAGTAAACTGGAGGACGTCAATGAGGTACTCGTGAGAGACCTGGGCGAACTTGCGGCGCTCATCTGTGTCGAGGTAGATGTAGTCGACATAGAGAGAGGCGGCGGCGAGACCGCACTGACCGACACGGTTGCGAATGGCATGGGGGTCCGAGGAGTTCGAGTAATCCCAGCAGACGTTGTTGAGGGTGTTGAACTCGAGGTTGATGCGGACTTCGTGGTACTGCAGAGCAATCAATGGCAGAGCAAGACCTGGGTTGCGGCAGAACCAGAACTGAAGTGGGATGTACAAGGTGTACATGGGTGCGCATGAAGTAACGACCTCAGAAGTGAGGGGCTCACCGCCATAGCAGTCATTGTCGCAAGTGGATCCACCCTGGTAGAGAAGGTTGGTGAGCTCGGGGACGTTGCCAACCATCTTGGCATATCCAGCCTGCTTGCCAGCCTCCTGGGTGAGCTCGTTCCAAATGTGAAGCCAATCACCGTAGTGCTTGTCGATGCGCTGACCACCGATTTCGATTTCCACATACTCGATGAGGTTGTGACCGATCCAGTTGAGCCAACGAAACTGAGCACCCGAACCATCCGATGGCTGGAGAGCCACCTGAGGTAGAGTCGCCTGGAGATACATGCGGTGGATCAAATCACCGTTGCGCTGGATGGTGCAGGTGACCTTCTTGCCGAAGTTGGGAGCACCGTTAAAGGGGTTCTCAATAGACTCCATGGCAAAGTTGGTGTGGCGGCGGTACACCACCTTAAAGAAAGTAATCTGTGGGTTACCAGTAAGGTAAACGTCCTGTGCGCCATAGGCGACTAGCTGCATTAACCCACCCCCTGTCATCGATTTTTATACTACTTCAATAGAAAATAATTTTGGGAAAACACAACTTTTCATAAAAAGTAGAAATTTGCCGGGATGAATTTAAATAGGTAAAATCTTATAAATATGTAGCATAAATCAAATGTATTTTATAAAAAATACGCATTCATCATTACCTGAAAATAAATGACTAAAATTTGAATGGTAAGATATGCATATTATTGTCAAAAACATGGCAGAAGCAAAACCGAAATATATTCGTAAAAAGTGTGAACATGGCAAATATTCATTTCAGTGCAAGAGTTGTAACGGGTCTTGTATTTTTATAAATTATTTTTAGAGGATCGATGATAATTATTTATAAAATTGACTGTATGTATTCAGAGAGAATCATAATAAAATGGCAGAAGTAGAAAATGAAATAATAGAACAAGCCGTAGAGGTGATTCAACCCGTTCGCAAGAAACAAGTTCTAAAAAAATGTGAGCATGGAAGACGTCAAGATATGTGTATTCCATGTCGTGGATCAGGAATATGTGAGCATTTACAGATACGTAATATATGCAAAGAGTGTAAGGGCAGCTCTTTGTGTATTCATTTACGTCGGAAAAATATGTGCACAATTTGCAAGGGAGCATCTGTGTGTATACATGAAAAACAAAGAAATACGTGTAGAATGTGTAAGGGTAGCTCATTTTGCTCCCATGATAAAATTCGTTCAAAATGTAAAATTTGTAAGGGCGGCTCAATTTGCGTCCATGATAAAGAAAAATCTAAATGTAAAGAGTGTAATCCATCTGCATATTGTGAACACGAACGTATCAAATATACATGTCGTATTTGTCATCCAACCATACTATGTATTCATGAACGAATAAAATCAAAATGTAAAGATTGTAATCCTACATTATCTTGTGAACATGGTAAAAGAAAAGATCGCTGCAAAATTTGTAAAGGGTCGGGTGTGTGCATTCACGAACGTGATAAGTATGCATGCAAAGAATGCAATCCATCATTAATAAAACCAAAATATGCCCGCAAGAAATGCGAACACAATCAATACACATTTTATTGTATAACATGTCATCCTTCATTATTATGTGAACATGAAAAACGAAAAAATAAATGTAAAATTTGTATGGGGTCGCGTGTGTGTATTCATGCTCATGATAAATATACATGTAGAATTTGTAGAGGTAGTGCAATTTGCTCCCACGATATATTAAAATCTGAATGTATCACGTGTACACCAACGATTGCATGTTTACATTGTAAGCATATCAATGCTTCAAGATCAAAATGGAATCCCTACTGCTTTCGTTGCTACTGTGTATTACACCCAGACGTAGAAATTCCACGAATGTATAAACTCAAAGAGCATCTTGTTCGCGACCGATTAAAAGAAGAATTCAAAGAAATCACCATGCGATTTGATAAAATCGTAGAGGGAGGATGTTCGAATAAACGACCCGATATTGCCATTGATTTTGGGTCACATTGTCTCATAATTGAAATTGATGAACATCGGCATATGAATTATGAATGTGAACAGAAGCGAATGCTACAATTATACGAAGACATTGGGTTCCGAAACATCGTCTTTCTTCGTTTTAATCCAGATGAATATCAAGAGGACAAGAAATATCGTTCCCCTTTTGAATATAGTGTAACAGGTGCCATTCATATTGACACAGATGAATTCAATCGTCGTATGGAAGAATTAATTACACGAATTCATGTACATCAATCTGAACCAATACAACCCTTCACAGTAGAATATCTATTTTATGGAAATCCGACAGTTTAAAAACCTCCCTCTACTACCGTATAAGTACCCTACATGAGTGATAGTGCGTTTTTTAAAGTAAAAAGCTCAAAACGTAGCAATCCTGAAGCTCGTACAACATTAGATGCGATTCATCATCAAAAGGTCCAGTATTTAATGGAACAACAAGAAAACATCGACACCTATAAATCAGAACTCGCCGCCCTTCAACAAAAAATCAGTCAGAGCACCTCTGACATTGAAATATGGCGATTAGAACGCGATGCAGAAACTCTCGAAAAGAAAATTAAAGCCATCGGTGACGGCAGTGAAATGATGGATTATTACCTTCGTTCAGGTGACATCCTCTACAACTATTACGACATCCAAGACCATATTCAACAAGGTACCATGAATTATCAATCCAATAAGGCGAAACCTGGTTCCATTCTCGCCATTCTCGGCGGTGTAGCCCATGAACAGCCTGACGGCGACATGACCCTATCAGGTTCTTCTACCACTAACCCTGTTCACACCGAAAAGAAAGGTCTACAACGTAATCAATTACTCAACGACTATTTACAAATAGAGGATCCATCCATGGCACGTAATACAGTCGATGATTATGATGACCCATGGACATTATGTGATGTCTGCGGAAATGAAATGAACATGTGCCTTAATGAAGCAAATCTTACTTGCTCCAAGTGCGGTCATCAAGAATTTATTTTGGTAGATAGTGATAAGCCATCTTATAAGGATCCACCACGAGAAGTTTGTTATTATGCGTATAAGAAGATTAATCATTTTAATGAATGGTTAGCTCAATTTCAAGCCAAAGAGAGCACAGAGATTCCATCCGACATCTATGATGCAATTATGGTACAGCTCAAGAAAGAGCGCATTACCAATATGGGTTCGTTAAAACCCACCAAACTCCGTGAAATTCTACGAACGATGAAATGCTCCAAATACTACGAGCATATCCCTCATATCATTAATCGTCTCAATGGACAAAATGCTCCCTTCATGTCTCGAGAAGATGAAGAGAAATTGCGACATATGTTTCGTGAAATCCAACCGTCTTTTAAGAAACATTGCCCAAAAGGTCGTCGCAACTTTTTATCATATGGCTATGTTCTCTATAAATTCTGCGAATTGCTAGAAATGGACGAATATTTATCATGCTTTCCGTTACTCAAAAATCGTGATAAATTGTATTTGCAGGATAAGACGTGGCAGAAGATATGTAAGGATATGGGGTGGGGTTACATTTCCACGTGTGGGTGATGGTAAATTTTGATGATAAAACGCATCAAAAAATATCAGATGACATTCTTCAAGCCCATCCATAATAAAATAAAATGTCTTAGTAATATGTCTTCTCTTACTACCCAGTTTTTCTATCACCTTATTGTAAATAACGTAGCACCCATTATGGCATCGAGTGTTACAGGTATGACATCCACCTATTTTTCCGGACGCGCCGCACCACCTCTTCCTGTCACACAGCCATCCGAAATCAACAATGAACGTGAGCTAGAACTGCTACAAATGGAACGAATGCTCAAATGGATGAGTCTCATTTTTGAAGACACATTCGTTTCCGTTGATAAAGATACACCTGGATACACAGAAGCCCATAAAGGATATAAGAAAGAACTCTATAGCATTTATTGTACGATCCGTTCCGATTATACACAATATCAACAATGGAAACAGTATAATAATGGAATATGGCTTCTTTCCTCCTATCGTAGCAAGGATACCAAATCGCTTGCGAAGAAAATCTTAGCCGATGTCAAATTATTTCAAGAATGTCTCAAGATGTTTTCCATGTTTGATACCTTACAACATTAATCTTCACACGTTATATTATGCCTATCAGGATATTCCTCATAAGCATAACATTATTTGTTCTTACTGAAGATCCATCAATTCTTGAATAGATGGATATTTCTGTAGCAGAACACCCATTTCATGTTCATTCAAATGTTTCCAAGGCGCATGGATGCCAAATGGTTGCTCATAAAAAACGGTTTCTACTGCAAATTTCTGTGCCTCTTGAAAAGATGGCTTGAACAAAGGGACAATTGTTTGAAAAGCAAAATAGACATCTTCATTCGACTGAAAAGGCATCACCGTTTGTGTAATAGTAAGCATTTTGGTCTTCTTTCGCACTGATAGACCACCATTTCCTACTCCGCCTGATTTCCATGGTGCACCTACATAATCATACGACAAAAAGCCTGTTAAGTATGTGGGTTCCAGAATCATCGTATCCGTCTGGAAAATGAGCATGGTTTCCGTGGGAATACACTTGTAAAACGCAGAACTCATGAGCATCGCATTATATTGTACACTGGTCAAATTGTCAACATCCAATGAAATCGGTTTCAGAAATCGTGAAGGGTATTCCATCTCATTGATAATATCTTTAACAAATTCTCCATTGGTATTCCCGTGAAAAATGAGGATTTTCCAACCATCGGGCAACAACGTTGCCATATTCTTGAGAACAAAGGCAAGCGCAGAATGCTTGCGAGGCTCCACGATGACTGCTGTAAAGACGCTCATTTATGGAATAAAGGGAGGGGATACTTTAAGTGTTTTATATATTTTCATAGATTATATCTTTTAAAAACAGGAATAGATTATCATTTATATTATCAAAAATACTATGATTATTGACTAATAATATACCTTTTTTTATATTTTTTGTATAAATTTCATTATATTGCTTGCTTATCAGTATTAATTTTATATTAGAATATTTTGAACACATTATATCATAAAATTGTATCCAATCTTCGATATTATCTTTTTCATTATTTCCATTTATTTCTGGCGGGTAGAAATTATCTAGCGTATGCATCATTCGTATCAATATTTTATTATCATTTGAATTTAGTTTTTCTATTAATCGGTTCATTCTTCTATCATACATTGATTGTACAGTTATTACATCATCTTCAAAATTATTTTTAAAATAATGAATATCATACGCTGTATTATTATGATTTCGTATCGATTTATTTACATATAATGGAGGTGATGTATAATATATTTTATCAAAAATAAATAATGGTGATAAATGTAATATACTGTTAATTACACCAGATTGATATATTATATTATTATCATATGAATAACAAGGATGATTTAGTCTTCTTAAAACTCCTGATAGTATGCATGAACCTACACCTCCAATTGCAATCATATATTATATAACAACATAATATCCAGAAAATTGGAAAATATGTTATTTTTACGTTTTTATAAAAATATCATAGGGTGGGATCATGTAAACACAAATACCACTCGGCGTTCATTAATAAATGGGTACTTACATACGTGGTGCTGGGAAGCCGACCAAATTTGCGCCGAGTCCAAAACCGGCTCCTTGGCGGGCCGTGACGCCAACCGATGGGCTCACCGCGTCAAGGATAGCAAACACAACTGCGGCGAGAACGGCGAGGGTGGCGACTTCATCAAATGGTAGTGCCTTCTTGGGAATAAAGATCGCAGCAGCGGCAATCACAAGACCTTCAATGAGGTATTTAATAATGCGATTAATAATTTCAGCAAATCCGTAGCCCATCATTTTTCTATATTCATTCGTAAGAAAAAAACTCATCCACCAAGCTGGATTGAGTTTAAAGCTTGTGTCCACAGAAACGATAGAGATGAGCACTGTAAAGAAAGTAGAATCCGTAGACGAACCCGTCATAGAAGACTTTCTGGACGAGGACGCTGAGATTTCAGGTCAGCGTTATGTGCTGCTAAGTTTTCTCAGTCCGGAGAAAGTTCTTGATAAGAAAGATTTGTTCTTCTTCCAGCGATTTCTGCACGCATATGAAGTAGATTGGAAAATCAAGAATCTTGAGAGGTTTTTGGTGGAAACCGTAACTGCCATCAATAACGACCTTGATGAGAAGGCGAAAGAGTTAGAGAAGGCGGAGCAATTTGAGGTAGCTGCGCTGTGTCGTAAGAACCGTGTGCAGACAAGTGATATCATGGGAACCTATGGCTCTTTTGTTCAGAAGAATAAGGCGGAGTTGAATAAGACTAAGATTAATGAAGCCTATGATGATTTCATGTATGCACACAAGACAAAGCTAGAGGAGGAGTTCCATGCTCTCAATGATTTTCATACGTCCATTCGCGGCGTCAAAATCCGTGGTGTCTATGGCAATCCCAAAGAAGCTGAATTGAAGGCAAAGAAACTTCAGGGTAAGGATAAGTATCATAATATCTATATGGCGGATGTGGGTAAATGGACACCATGGGACCCATCGCCACATGAGGTAAAGGATCAGGAGTATAACAACGACCAGTTGAATTCCCTCATGAAGAAGTACAAGGAGAATGAGGACTCTCGTGAGAAGTTCTTTGAGGAGCGTACGAAGACTTCTAAGACAGTATTTGGTGGTGCGACTCCAGGACCCGATACAACTCCTTCCAGCCAGTTCAGCAATATGTTTAATGGTACAGGCGACATTGTGACACAGCGTAAGATGGAGAAGCCTACAGTTACGATGGAGCGCGTAGAGAATGTTGTGGTGGAGCCGATTACACCTGTTATTGAAACAAAGGTATCTCCAGCACCATCAAAGAAATAAAGTTACATGACAACTTTCCACCCAAGAATGTCAGGATCGCCAAGTTGTCCATTCTCAAGAATTGGTATAATTTTTGGATGTTCTCTCCAATTTCGTTCATCAATATATATTAGTCTTTTCACACTATCTACACTGATAACAACTGCAACATGTCCATATGGTAGTGTATTGGATTGTCGATAAATAAGTAAGGAACCGATAGTGGGTAGGCGTCCATCATTGGGAATGGAAAGAAAAGGAAGGACCTGTTGATCGGACAATCGTATGACAGACGGAATATTCCAGATGTCAACTGCATGCTCTACATTTTCAAAAAGGATGTCATGATAGATGAGCCATCTCCTCGCAAATTCAACACATTGTCCTCTGATTCCTGTAGGGAACACACGACCATGATGTGTTATGTAATTTATAAAAGTCATATTATTATATTCATAGAAAATGAATATAATAATAAACATTATATACCGCTTATGAATAATATCCGTGACGAAGATTAATATTACTGCTCGGAAATTGCTTCACACAACGATTTGAAGTGCCATCACAAAATGTTCCCTCTTCGCAAGGAGTATATCCGCTGTCTTTTGGAGAACGGCAGAGATAGTTGGTATTGGGGTCAGGAACATAATAAGAAGGTTGAGAGGATTCTACAACGGTAGGTACTGTGTACATAACATCGGATGGATTCTGAAAGCCAGAGACAAAATGTTCTACCTTACCAACATAACGAACAATCATTGGCAGTACAATAACAGAAAGAATCAATAACACAAACATCGCACCAATTCCCATTGCTTTCGGGTGAACCATTTTCTAGCAAATGGTGAGGTTTTATTATTGATAGAAAATTAGTAATAAGGATACGCGGTAGGGGGTGTCATCGGTAGAGGAGATAAAAGAGGTAGCATAGGAGGACTATCTAATTTACAATATCCATTCATACACCGTATGCGTTCGCCCTGACAGGATGGCAAATTCACTCCACATCGACCTGCATCCACAAATGATTCGGATCTTCTCATAGCCAACCATATCATCCCTGTCAATAAAATAATAAATAACGCACCTGCCGAATGTTTTAGACGCATGTTCATCTCTATTATTATTCCTTATTTAGAGAAACTCAAAAGAACTTCCTAAAAGGAAACCTGATTACGCTAACCAACCCTTCAAGGCAGTTTTTGCAGCATCTGCCATGACGGCTGTTCCTGTTGGTTTTGCATTTGTAGTACAGGCAAAACTAAAATTGATAAGAGCCGTACTAACATTTTGCCCTTGAGATGCAATACATAGACCATAGTCTTTTCCATTTGCTTGAACAGCCTTCGCAATATTTTCGGGGCTTTCTGCTTTCATCATCTCTTCCATACTTCTAAATTCTCCCTTTAATAGGTCACATTCATTTTTTGTATATAAACGAAGAGTATTATCTGGAGTAATTTTTTTACGTTCTACAAGTGCAGTGCTATTCTTACCAGCATGAACACCATCAATCAGACATTCAGCAGGAGCGGGAGAGGGAATCGCATTAAGTCCTGCACATTTATCACTGTAATCGATATCAATATTACTATCTGCAAACCGTTGTTCTTGTGAGGCATCTTTCATATCATTTTTTAATTTATAACACTTTCCTCCAATCATAAATGGACTTAGTTGTGAATTAAATACACCATTTTCTAATTTATTACATTCTGAAGGAGTATACAATCTGATTGTTGATACATCTGTTCCATTCGACTTTAACCAATTTATAGATCCATCCGATAAACGAATACCAGCTGTTCCACAATAATCCGGAACCAGCCCATCAATAAATCCTTCTGATGTAGATACAATAAACAATAATATAATTATAGATAATATGACTAATACGGTACATCCATAATAACGAGAATTTATCTTCATCTCTACTAGATCATTAAAAATGAGTAGTCTACCCATTTTTAATAATATCATATGTCATTATGTTCTATCTAAAATTTCTTATTGACATTAATCGTTGGACCTCGTAGTTTAACATTTCTCGGGTCATATTGATTGATATCCTCCTCCTCTTTGATGCGAGACATCATCTCGGACTGACGCCATAATTCAGGAGCGCCTATCTTAAAATCACCATGAATGTCCGCTTTGTACCAGAAAATGATATCTTCCAACTTATTACTTTGTGTTGCATTACATACCACCAAACATTCAAAATTTTGTGTACATTGGTCCATCATTTGACAGAAAAATTCAAACGATGGAAAGGCAGACCCGTAATTTTCATAGAGACGACGACGATTATTCATATAAGGCTCTCTCAGAATAAACACATAATCCACATTGGTACGAAGAGCAGGCTGAATACCAAGAGGAAACTGCATCGTAATGAGGAAGAAAACCTTGAGCCATCGTCCGTTCATAAATAGATATTTAATGTTCTTGTCATGAGTCCATGAATCATCATACATACAATCATCCAAAATCATAAAGGCACGCGGATCAATGGGCGATTTGATACCTTTCTCAGAATCCTGTTGAATCCGCTGCATGACCAGCTTCTGACGTTTGACGAAATTGGCTAAAATAACCGGATTGTACTCGCCGTGAATAAACATGGGAGGCACAATCTTTTTAAAGAATCCGTTTGACTCTTCTGTTCCTGAAATGACACAGCCCATCGGCATATCTTGATGATGAAAGAGCAAATCACGAACAATGGTTGACTTGCCCGTACGACGACGACCAATAAAAACCGCAACTGCATCCTGTGGAATAGATTTCATAACAAACTTCCGGAGATTCACATTGAGTCCTCCTTGTGCTGCCATTATTTCTAGTAGAATGAATATATTTTGACGCATGTCTTGACACACGATCATAAAGCAAGGTAGGTGCGGCACAACACACACAAGGAAGTATATCTGAGAAGGAGATGAGAGCAGTATTGAAGAAACTTCAGAAGGATCCTTGTCGCAATCGTGATCTATCTGAAAATGAAAAAGATACCTTGTCTACTTATGCTCATATTCAACGTTACTATCCTGCCCTCGATATCTTTCCTATTCCTGAATCCGTCCTTTCCAAAAAAAACATGGAGCTCCCCAGCCGCTATTTCATCGAACAGTGGAAGGACCGCTCCGCCGAGCAACCCAAATTTTGGAACGCTATACGAAAAGAACATGGTACCGACCATACGGAACCCTGCGAAGTCTATACCAAAATAGTTCATTTATTGAATCCCATCGACATCATCAAAGAGAAATATGTATGCCCCGATCATCCTCTCCTTCCCCAAAGTGAAAAAACATGGAAGCAAACACTTTTGAAACTACATAGTCACAATAATCAGGCATATGTGGATGCTGTTGCCAATCATGTATTGAGTCGCTTTCGCGAATTGGATTTAACGCCACATTGTATTCTTTCTTATGGGGCATATACGGGTATTAGCAAAAGTTATCAGTTCAACATTTCTGCTGAATATGATACGTATCGTCAATGCCGTTGGTTCTGGAAAGGGATGCAGTCCCATAGCGCGCGTCTTACTCTTATTAATCATACTGAGAATTGCGCAAAAGGTGATTCTGATTTTGATGAATTCTATAAGGACATTACAACATGCCCATTTGAAAATATCGATGAAAGCGATAGCGATGATGAAATTCTTACCTTAGAGCCAATTGATTCTTTAGATTCATCCAGTGACAAGAGTGATGTAGAGTCCATTCATTCCTTTACATTTGATAAT